AATTCTAGTGGAAAAACCAGTATATCGTCATCTCCAGATGAACTTGATGAGCTGGAAGAACTGGAAACTCCCAATGAACTTGAGCTGGAAACTCCTAATGAGCTAGAACTGGAGACCTCTACAGAACTCGAAGAACTAGAAACTCCTAAAGAGCTTGAACTGGAAACCCCTAATGAACTAGAACTTGAAATGCCCAAAGAGCTTGAAGAACTTGAAACTCCTAATGAACTTGAACTTGAAACTCCTAATGAACTTGAAGAACTAGAAACTCCTAATGAACTTGAAGAACTAGAAACTCCTAATGAACTTGAACTGGAAACTCCTAATGAACTTGAACTAGAAACTCCTAATGAACTTGAGCTGGAAACTCCTAATGAACTTGAAGAACTAGAAACTCCTAAAGAGCTTGAACTGGAAGACATTGTAGTATAATCAAAAAAATCACTTAAATCTATTTCAGTAAGTTGATATCCTCCACCAAGAGTATCCATCATTGTATTTATATCATCTTTAAAATGAGTGATATCTGTTCCATAAATTTGCTCATCTGCTGGCGTGTCTCCGAGAATTCCAGTCGTTCCAAATGTTATTGTGCTTAAAATCACTACCTCGCTATTTATTATTAGACTCAATGGCTCGCCAGAGTCGCCAGGAATGCTATCTTCGCAGAAAAAATATCGCAAAGGATCTGTTGGGACTTTCGTTTTTAGCTCGTTTTGATACATTCCGTACCACGAACCCATATAGTCTATATCCCAAACTAATGCTTTGTTGGTTTGATCGGTTAATAGGATCGGAAGATCAGATAGTAAATATTTATCTCCTCTGACATCAGGGATAAAATAATTTTGCCAGTTATCCGGTAATATTTTCGCAAAAGAAATTGTTGAAGGCACGTCTGATTCAAGTAATCCAATTTTAATATCAGGATAATAAGCTACATAATCTGGGTGCGACAGAAAACCAGTCAATTGCCGTCTAGTTACAGTTCCGTCTTGAGATACAAAATGCATATAATCACCGACAATAGGATTTAAGACGTGTTGAGAAAAAAGAACATGTCTTGGGCTTATTAGTGTTCCTGCCCCGCGATAAGAATATGTTTCATTACTATTCCAGGGGCTAATACTCGAAATATCTAATCCATTTAACCAGCAATCTGTATTATAAGCATATTCCCCGCTAGCAGGATACATTTCTATAGCCCCCGGGGGAGCTAGTGTTTGCGACGGTGGATCTGCTGAAAATGCAACTGTTGGTCCGTCCGGAATATATCTTACATATATAGAGGAGGTGTCCACGAGCTCAGTTGTATAGTATATTGTGCTTTCCACGAGCGGGGCTGGTAAAGATGCTCCATACACAGCAATAAATTTAACTGGAGTATTGTCTTCGCAATTTGCATTTCTGAAAGATTTCATATCGCCATAAAAAAGGGATCTTATAGTTGCTATGGGCTCTTGTAAAAATATAGGCTTCTCTTTAGATAAAGATAATTTAGAATCAATAGAACGAGTCGCATGAATCCTTAAATCTACCAATCCTGAGCTTGAAGAATTTGAAGAAGAACTTGAAGAGCTTGAAACTCCAAATGAACTTGAACTAGAAACGCCCAAAGAACTCGAAGAACTTGAAGAACTTGAAATTCCTAAAGAACTAGAAGAACTAGAAGAACTAGAAGAACTAGAAACTCCTAAAGAGCTTGAACTTGAAGAGTTATCTGCCATCGTTATGGTTCCGTAATCGGTTCGGGTTTATTAAAAATATAAATATAGTGTTTCTGACCGCTAAGAGACTTATACTACGTACGCTCTATGTTAGACTTTTGATTAGAGGACAGTATACTATTGCTATAATAGTTCGTTAAAAAATAAGAAAATCCTCTATAAATGGAATTAAAAATTGCTGATAAATAAAAAGCCCCAAAAGGGGCTTTTTAGTATAAATCATTATTATTTAGTTATTATTTTCTAGTAGATCCAAAGCCTACTGTTCCTCTTTCGGTTTCTGTTAATTCATCAACTTCTATTATAGAGAAAATAGGAGCTGGCATTATATTATGCTTTCTTTTAACCTTTTATCTGTAATTTTTAGACATTCTTGATATCTGTTATATTTTCTGTTCATTTGAATAGAAGAGTTTTTATATAATCTACTTAAAAAGTTCATAGATTGACTATGCGACCAGTATATTGCCATAGCATAAACTCCCCCGAATCCTACTAGTTCTTTAATTTGTTGTTTAATTTCTATTGAGGTTGATGCGATGTTAGAAGTTAAATATAAATGCATTTTATCTTTGTATCGTCGTTTTTTTATACCGACACTCCCATCTCCATCAAAATACCCTCTTAAAAAATGCCATTGCATTTCCTTATCTAAGTTTGGCAGTTGTACTATAAAGTCTTTTTTACCAGGATGTATTTTTAGCCATTTACATATGTCTTTTGACATCTGTTTTGAGCAGAGTCTTAAAGTAACAAAATCTTTTTTTGAAGCACTGCCATAGGCTATAGGTAGGTCTTTTAAAATAAAATCTCGCATTTTTTCAAGGATATCTATATCTATTTTTTTTATTGAAATTGTTATAGCATTATTTTTAGCAACAGTTCCGTCACTTGCAATAAATCCCAAAATATAGGCTTTTTTCTGGCAATCTATTTTGTTGAAAAAATTATCGTCTAAATTATATCTGCAATTAGGATTATTTCTTCCTGTATATTTATTTTGTCGATGTATACCCATACATTTTGTAGAACATGTTATTTCTTGGTTTCTGTTCCTGCGGTTGAATTGAGAAAGTTTTATTTTTATCTCTTTTTTACATATAATACAATTACATTTTATTTTTTGAGATCGTGTTTCGCTGGTATATATAGCTTCACATTTTTTACAACAAAAGAAATTTTTTCTAGAAGCGAAACGGGATGGATATACATTAAACTCTTTATTACAAGTTGTGCAATTTACATTATTCATAAATTTATCTCCAAAATATTAGACCATTATATCTGATACTCTAGAGACAATAGATTTCCTTTGGGAAATTTAACTATTTTCCGGTTGAGCCAAAACCACCATTACGATTTCTTTTTAATGCTTCTTCTGAAAAGTCTTGAATTTCTTCTATTTTGAATTGCGGGGCTGGCATAACTACTCCTTGAGCAATTCTATCTCCTTGTTTAACAATAAAATCTTCAGTTCCAAGGTTATAAAGGATAATTTTTATTTCGCTATCAACATAGTCTGAATCGATTGTGCCGGGGGCATTTGTAATAGTGATACTATGCTTGAAGGCTAGGCCAGATCGTGGTCTTATCTCCATCTGCCAACCTTGAGGTATTTCTACCGATAACCCTGTTTTTATAATAGCTTGCTGTCCCGGTTTGATTTCAATGTCATTTTTGCCCTCTTCGGGTAATTCTCCGTGATATCTTATCTTATCTATAACGGCATGAAAATCGAATCCCGCCGATCCCGCAGTTTGATACTTTGGAATAATTGCCTTTTTATCTAACTTTTTAAATTTAATAATATTTGTTTATTTATCTAAGTTTTTCACTACCAATCTCCTTTTATTCGCATTTGCTATATCCACAATCTCCACAGACAGCACACCCACATTGTCTAATCATATTTTTACCCCCACACTTTTGACAACTTATTCCGTTTACAACAGATCCGTCTTTTATATATTTTTTTAGTACTCTACTTATCGCTTTTGAAAAACAGAATAGATCTCCTTCTGATTTTTCAAGTTGTTCTACAATAAAGGCTATATCTGCCCCATGCCTAAGACTTGTAGAGACAAGGCGGGTTAAAATATCTTCTGTTTCGGAAGAATTAGATGTTATATCTTCAATCGATTCCTCATCAAAATTCGCACCATAAACTCCTCTTTTCTTTTTAGTTATTGTTCCTTGTTTGTGTTTTTTATTAATATGTCCATTTTCCATAACAAAAACTTCGTATGGATTGTTGTGTAATAGACCTACGAACACAATATAATCAAAAGTTCTTATTTTGTCTAATTTCTTTGTAACTTTAATGTGATGCATATCGCAGGGAAGTAATTTTGGGCGTTTCGGAGCGGTTGTTTTTATTATTTTATTTTCGACATTTTCCTCTTGATATCTATTTGTCAGTTTTTTTAACAAATCTATCTCATCTTCGGAGAAATTTTGATCTGATATTTCTACACCTTCGTTCGTAAGATTTACTGCTAAATCTAAAAATGGAATTAGTGAGACTATACCATACATTTTTTTATCAGGAAAACACGCAATACTTTTAACTTCTTTTTTATGGGCTTCTATAATAAAATCATATACATCTTGCCATTTTGAATTTTCTGGCAACATATAAGTGACAGAGATAGATGAATCTATCCATTTCATAACCTTTGCCATGAGATCTAATTTGTCCATTGCTTTTATTTCGGTAGATTCTTTAAAGTTAAAATTTATATTTTTTAGCTCCTCGTCTATTATTTTAGCAATTGGTTTTCCGTATTTCCCGTCGATAGTGTCCTTTATGCAGTCTCCTTCCATCGGGAGGTTTATTCCTGATTTCTTTAATAGTTCTCTTACAACATATGGAACATAAAAATAATATTCATAGTTGCCAGACATCCTCGTTCGTTTCCAGAAATAGACACCAAAAGACGGCTCTATTCCATACGAGTAAACAAGCCCTCGAAACATAAGAGAGATCGTACCTGTTGGAGCGATGCTTGAGCACGTGCAATTTCTTATAGTTTCAAAAATTAAACCTTTTTCAATCATTCTTTTTATAAATGGAGATTTTTCGAATTTAGACCTATCAAATAACCCGAAACTACCTTTTTCTTTTCCAATTTCTATCGAAGACTTATAAAGGTAATAGTTAAACGTTTCTATTAATTTAGCCACGGCCTCATTAGCTTCAGGTGTTCCATATTGTAATCCCTTTTTAAACAGCCACCCATCTATGTTAGTAACCCCCGCTCCTGTTCTTCTAAGTTTTTCTATACCTATTTTTTGAAATGGCGTTGCATAAGTCCCGCTCTTTATTTCCATTGTATTAACATCATCAAGAAATCTATTCATTGAATAGGAAATTCGTTCCTGTTGCTTTTCATAGATCTCCGGATCCGTATCGAATCTCCCCATATTTTCAGAAGATAGAACGCAAAGCCCATCGCGCGAAAGATACTGCTCGGAACAATTTGAGGACAAACATCCATTTGCAACAAAGGAATGAATGCCATCAACAACAGCACAGTACATATCTTGGACATCATCTGTTTCTTCTACTGAAGTGACTAATTTGAAATTACGAATATTTCTTTGATTATTATTTTTTAATGCAGCAAATAACTTCTCGCCCTTTTTACCTATCAATCCTACATTTTTTGTAAATTTATCAATAAAATCATATCTTCCGAAACGTAAATCGAATCTATTTTTTGCATTACTGATTTTCCCATCTCCGTATGGGACTCCTCTACACTCTGATTCCTTAATCGTAGGATAAATACCAAACCAATTAGACAACAACGATTCTACATCTAAAATTAATGATTTAGAAACAGATGTTAAGGTTACGCGACTTTGACGTTTACTAAGCTCTACATGAGAATCTGCTTGGAACAAGCCTCTAAGAAAACCTCTGCAAAAATCAATATCTTCAAAGCATCGTGCAGGAGTATGGTTTTTGTTTTTATCAAAACCAAATGACTTTACCCATTGTACAAACTTAGTGCTTTCTGTTCTAACTTCTTTAATCTTCCCTCTATCTCTTTCGTAATTTAAAGATGTTCCGGTTATTTCAAAAAATTTCTTTCTGAATAATTTACTGTAATATTCACAATCTTCGTCATAAACAATACCAATAGATTCATTATGTATATTGCTTTTCTTTCCTATCCAGCCGTCACCAACAATATACCCAATTAATTCGCCATCTTTAAAAGGTTGAGACTCAAAATTGGGTTCAATACCATAAGCATCAACTACCCCGCCGTTGGGAGAGAACATCTTATCTCCAGCTTTGATATTCTTAGTTGGTGTCATTTCCCCATTAACCAACCATGAATGCTCTCCGTTGCAGAACAACTCTTTTTGATTAGACAAAACAATTTTCCAAACTTTTTGGTTTGGGAATTTTTTAATTTTTGCTGGGACGGGGAATGTTTGTGTTGGGAAATAATTTATTCCTCTCTGATTTTTGTTTTGCAGCCAATCAATATGCCCTTTGGGCAAAGACGAAATAGTGTCAGATATTAACTCAATATTATTTCCTTGCTCATACTTTTCATACAATTCTTTAATGGTAGTGATTTTGTTTTTAGTAGGAATTTTTGTAGAGCCGATAAGAGGGGCATTTGTTCCTACTATTCTACTATCATATATATCTTCCGGATTATAAACATAATCTGAGTTTGAATATTTTCTTGCTATATCTATATTTTGTATTCCTGGCTCAGCATTAGCATGCATGCATTTTGCGATAAGCTCCATAAGTTCTTTAGCATTAACCTTTTTGGAAATTTTTTCGAAAGGACGATGTTTTTTTGCGATATAATACCATTTCTTTCTCTTTTTATCATACTGACTATCCATGTCTGTACTATGAATATCAATATAAACTTTTTGTCCTATTTTGACCTCTGGGATTTCAAAAGATAGATCCCAGTCTGAATTAGTTTCTATAGCCTTATAGAAATCATCTGTGCATTGTACTGATATATTAGCATTTTGAATTTTTGTATAATCGGATTTTATTTTTATAAACTCTTCTACATCTGGGTGGGAGCATTTTAGTGAAAATAAAAATGCAGGAATTCTTCCTTTTTGTCCCACATAATATCCAATAGAATCGGCAAACTTCATCCAATGAGTGCAGCCCTGCCCTTCGTTTGCTGAGTTCATTATTTTTGCTTTGTTGGGCCTGAGGCGAGAGAAGTCTATGCCTAAACCTTGCCGATAAGCAGCGGTTTTAGCTATAGCATAAGACGAATTTTTAATAATAGACTCTAGATTATCCCACTCTTCATCTGGTCTTTCATTACCCAAGGAGATGCACGTACAATTTGATAAGCTTATTTTTTTTTCTGATCCGGCTCCCTGCATTATGCTTCCTGCCGGGTGCCACCAGTCATTATATATTTCATCAAACCATCGGTTTGACCAATATGTTTTTAGTTTATTAGTCTTTTCTGCTGAAGCGATAAAATCACATACTCTTTTTATTGCCATAACGTATGTCTCGCCATCGAATAGCGTATATTTTTTATTAAAAGCGTCAATAGAAAATTGATTATTTTGGAAATAATCTTCAGTCGTTTGGGTTTTTACATCTTCAAATCTTGTAGTTATTTCTACCTCGGGCATGTTTATAAATTGATTTGTTTTATTATCGCTGATCGTTTCTGTCATTTTTTCTCCAAAGTTTATTAAAAATATATGTTATTTTGAACTTACAAACAGTGTAAAATCATTCCTTTCTTTCAATCTCTTAGAAAAAATAGGAGTTATTATAAGCACTTGTAGGACGAAGAATTGAAGATTTTAAAAAAAAGATTTTTGTTTATTATCCCGAGCAATCATCTCCCGGTTCTACTCCAAAACCCATAACTCTACTGGGCCTATTTGATACTGCTTGGGAGAAATCTTTATTATTAATCTCTGTTAATGCTTCTATAAAATGTTTTTGTTTCACAATTATAATCTGAGCTTTTGACATACTATTATCATAAAGGGCGATTAGAGCTGCTGTAATGCAAAGATCTTTTATATAGGCTCCGCTTAGTTTCTCGGTTTTCTTGACTATCTTGCTAAAGTCTACAGTCTTGTCCAGAATAAGATTTTCTGTGAATTTTTTAAACATTTTAAGTTTTAATTCGTGGGAAGGAACATCTAGAGTTATTACCCTATCAAATCGGCCAGGTCTGTTTTTGATAGCATTTTCGACTTTAGTTATTAAGTTCGTTGTTGCCAGTGTTATAACATTGTCAAAACCTTCCAACCCATCCATTTTATTCATTAAATCAATAACAGCCCAGCCATTCTGGGATTCTCTATCTTCGGCGATGTAGTCTATGTCTTCTAATATCAAAAGTGTTGGGGCTAGATCTTTAGCCATATCGCATATAGTCGCTATATCATTTCTGCTTTGAATATGGGTTGGTAGCACATAGAGAACCGTTGTTTTAAGTTCTTTAGATAAAACTTTGCATACAAGCGTTTTTCCAGTCCCTGGACATCCAGATAATATTATACCTCTTTTTAATTGGATAGCATTCTTTTTAAGAATATCGGATACGCTGAATAGTTTTTCGATATTATTTTGGATAACTGTTTTTATAGCTGGTTCTAATATTATATCATCCCACTCAATATCATTGTTTAATTGCAAGAAAGAACAATCGGCATTGAGCTTTTTGCCCTTATAAAAATTATTTTCTTTGCTATAGTCTTTCCACTTAAGAAAAAGATCGCAATTTTCTTCTGTCGAGAAAAATTCATAATAGAATGTATTTGAAGAATATCTTTTGTCTATTTTTACGCATATCTTCTTGTCTTTTTTATTTTTATAGAATAGATATGCCTCGAAATATGCATCAAAGAATTTTTCATTATCATATTGAACTTGAGATTTTCTTGATTGGGTTATAAACTCTTCATCTCTTATGGAAAAATCGCACTCTTTAGAAAAACCTTCGGATGTGAAGAAACCATTCATATTAAATTGCAGTAGATTATGGGAGTATGCGGGGCAATCTGAGGCTATAATGAATATACTCTTGTCTTTAAAAAAAGATTTTAATACGTTTGTCTCTAAATAGCTTCGACCATTTGCTTTTCTATATTCTTCTAAATTACAATTTTTAAGTAATATATTTTTTTCAGTTTCAGATAATCCGGTATTATGATCTTTATTATAAAACATATTTTTTTGCATGTGTACTCCTATTCAAAAAGTCTATTTTCGAAATAATCCTTATTTTTATAACTATCTTTTGTTATTTTGCAAATTTCTAACGCTTTTTCTAATGATATTTTATTGTTTTTGCTATCACTGTCATCACAAAAAACAAGTTTTCTTTTGTGATCACATTTTTTAATCCAATTCAATCCGCGAGAGCAAGCGACCAGCGTATGAGGTTTATGGTCTTTATTTATTCCCCAAAAATCTGTTTGCTCTCCTCTATACTTGCAATTATAACCTAAAAAAACAATTGGATCGCAGCCTAGAGAGTGGGCCAGTTGAAAGGCTAACGGACCAGAACTTCCGCGCCCAGAGAGTCTTAAAGGACTATTTGTCAAATTATATGGAGTATGTAATAATTTAAAATGATAAGCTATGCCTTTAGGGTCTGCGGCGTCTCGTGAATAGAGAATAGATTTAATATTTTTAAGTTCTTTTTGACAGCTTAAGTACAGTTCGATATCTTGCCATAGAAGTATAGTTGTTTCTAATTTTTTAAAAGCCCTGTTAATACCGATTGTAAAAAGTCCATTTAGCAAATGGGTTGGATAGTCGTTTAAGCTGGGAGAATTCCCTATAATAAAACACGGAACACCTATCAGTTTATTTTTCCATGCCGCTACTTGTTTATGTTTATTCCATAAAGAATATTTTATCTGCAATTTACGTTTAATCATTTAGAATTTCAGCCTCGTAATCCTCTATCGCTTCTAAATTTTCTTGTTTAATAAATTTGGCCCAAGATTTTGGTCTTCTTTTTAAACTAATTGCGTAAATAGGGCTCCATTTGGGTTTCTTTGGAGGATGTAGTAATCTCATTCCTGCTTCTGCTGGAGTTCTATTTGCTTTCTTTGCATTTGCCTCAAGAGAACAAGTTACAAGATTGTTCCATGAGGTTTTTCCTCCTTTTGAGCGAGGTAATATGTGGTCTAGTGTTGCAGTTTTATAGGTTACTCTTTTTCCTGTATATTGACACTGGAACATATCTCGAATTAAGATATTGCGTCGTGACAGTTTTAAACTAGAATGTGGAACTCTACTATAATCTGTGCATACTATTATTTCTGGCCTTTTTAATGCTATATGTTGGGAGCGGATAACGGGGTAATCGACTATCTCGTCATGGGGGGTAACAAAGACATCCACCCATTCACTCCAAGTATATAGTAAATAAGATTCAGTATCTAAGAATTTTGCTCTACCATTTGTAACTTTGGTGATCGCCTTCTTTAATGTCTGGACACGAACTGCTGTCCAGTTTTTGTTTAAAACCAAGACCGGGCTATTTAATACGTCGTTTTCCATTTTTTAATCCTTAAATAGACATTCGTTAAAATCTTTTACCATCTGTTTATCTAGATCTATCATATTTATCGTCAATAAGCCACAGTATTTTTGGGCGATACTAACCATGTTAGTTGCAACTATTTTTTTATTTAGGCAACAACATCCTGTTCCTAAGCCAGTAAAGGCAATAGATTTTATTTTATTTTTAATTGCAGAATCTAAAATTCTATTCATAACTATATTTATAGAATATATACTCGTATTGCTATTGGGAGTCATGTTTATAACAGCATGATAAATGATTTTTACGCCATTCTTGATTAGTTTTCCTCCCGAAGTTTTATAAAAATCACCTTCTTTTATAGACAATTGTTTTTTTTTATATATTTCTATTTCATTTTTGGTAATATTTCCTGCGGCAGATAGAATAGAGCCAGATGCTCCTTTGTTATTTATAAATAGCCCATTAGTCGGGCTAACGATAGCTTCTGAATCTGTCTTTATTATGTTTGCTTGAGATACGATTATCATACTATCTTATCCCTGCAAGAAAAAATCTCTGTAAATTCTTTTAGATACTGTTGGTTTTTCGATATCTTGGTTTTTATTTTTTTTAAGATCGCTTTGTGCATTTGACTGATATGGGATTCGGTTGTATTCTGTCGGATGGCTATTTCTCTCATTGTTAGTTTTTCATAATAATATAAATAAACAATTACACGCTCGGTAGAGCGTAATCCTTTTCCTAAAAATTTACTCAGAAACTCTCGTCGTATAATTTTAATATCTGGCGAAGGAACATCGGATTTTAGGTAAAGATTAAAATCTTTTTTTACATCTTCATCTTCACCCAAACAGGATGATGTGTCTAAGCTAGAACACATAGTTGCTTTAAATTTTTTAGGATTTTTTATATACTCGAAAGTATCTATTCCAGCTTTATTAACGGCAGATAAAAATTCAGCCTTTTCTCCTGTCTCTACTTCTAACTCTTCTATAGCTTTTTCTATTTTAGATTGTCTGATTCTAACGCTTCTAGGAACCCAATCATTAGAGCGTAAGCCATCGATCATAGAACCTCTAATTCTCGAATAAGCATATGTTTCGAATTTAATGTCGCGATTGAGGTCGAAACTTTCGATAGCTTTAAATAGCCCATCGACTCCATGCGAAGCTAATTCGTCGCTAGAGACTTTATAATTTATTTTTTTAGATACGTTTCTGGCTATTTTTTCTACTAAGCTATAATAATGTTTTACGAGTTCGTTTCTTTTTTCTTGTTTATTTGTTTTTTTAAATACTTTCCACAAGATAGATAATTCGGTTTTAGTCATTCACTCCTCCATAATGTAATATGTACATTATATGCCCTTAAGATGATAAATATTGTTTTTAATTCGAGAGTTTAGCGTTTGGAAGTTAAGCCACGTCCAGCCACTTTTTGCCATTTAGATAATGGGGGATTCTTTTTTTGATCTAATAGCTGTTTATACCTTGGCATAGCTAGAAGTTTGATTAAAAGATGGTGAGCATTGTCGTCATCAATGTTTATAATATCAAACCAGCCCCAAGCACAGAGATCATTGTATAATTTTACTGTATCAGGAGTCATTCCCTGAACCGGATCGGTTAGGGCTCTGTATATATTATTATAGATTTTTTCTGCCCAATCTATAGCTAAGTCTTTTATCTCTTGGTCCAATTTGTATTTCTCATTTTCGCTCATTTATTTTCTCCCAAAACAAGTTTTCCTATACCAATTAGTTTTAGCAAAAGTGCTTCTGTCCGACATTCCCATTTTATTTCTAATTTGAGTAGCCATATGCTCTTCAAATTCCGCTTCCGTTTCTTCTTGCTCAATCTGTCGCTTAACCGCTTCTATCAGTTGTTGTTCTATATCTTGCAATCTATTTTTTACACTTTGTGTTTTTTCTGATTCTGATAAAGAAAAAAGTTCTAATTGCTCTTTTGTTAATTTCATAACGATTTCGGCAACTTCTATTTTCGAATCAACTCTTTGTTTAAAGTCTTCATCTTCTGTTCCTTCCGCAATAACAGATTTAATTCTAACTGGCAATTTGCTTGTTATTCTGTAACCTCTACCTTTCATCTGTTCGTTAGAGGCCGGAGTCCAATCAAAGTCATTTTCTATAACATCTTCAACAACATTTGGAAAATCTAAGCCCGTTCCGCCCGCCTGTATCATTAATACCATAGCTTTTATGTCGCTATTTGGATCTTTAAAATTAGTTATATTTTCAGACCTGGTCTTTTTATGCATCCCTCCTATTATAATTCCTACTTGGCCCCCTTCTCCTATAGAATCTAGTATTCTTTGCAGTCCATATTCCAAATACTTAGCAGCAGCTTTGAAAGCAGTGAAAATCATTATTTTCTTTCCACTTTTTAATATCGGTTCTGCGAGTGATAATGAATGTGGAGTTTTGGCAAGAGCTAAACAGTCTCTTGTAGCCATCATAACAGAAATTGGCAATTCTGGTTTTTTATATCCAGAGACTTTTGAACTTACACACTTGTATAAATTGGCCTGGTCAACTTGAGCAAATTCGTCATCGACATAAAGTTCTGGCATATCTTCTCTAATATCTTTTTTGGTTCTAGCTATATATACCCCAAAATTTATCAACCATTCTTTTAGTTTATTCGCGGCTTTTATCTGTTCCTCTATACTAGTGTCTTCCCAGCCATAACGCCCAGGTTTCATTCCTCCGAACTCTTTGGCAAAATTAGCAAAGCTCAATTTACCTAATGGATGGTTTATAGCCTTCAGTTGGTTATATACGTCAACGGGCCTATTCGCAACAACAGTTGCACTCGCTCCCCAAACAAAAGGAATTTGATATTCTGCTAATTTAACCTTGTCTTTATCTACGTCAATAACGTCAGATATATTTTGTATATTTTCCGTTCTAGATGCTCCACTGTTTTTAACACTATGGCATTCGTCCAGTATTAGGCAAGTAATTTTTCCGCTTCTAACATAATCTTGTAATTTTTTAACAGTTGCTTCTCTAGTACTTTTGGTTTGGAACATAGGATATGTTAAAACATTCCATGTTTTTAATTCGTCTGGACTGAGAGATATGTCTTCGGGGTTATGCTTCGCAAACTTTTCTATCTCACTAGCCCATTGTTCTTGAGCAACGGTAAGCGTAATTATTAAACAGCTTCCGCCAGAATTTTTCATTCTCATATCGGCAGCTATGATAGTCTCTATTGTGTTATGGCAAATTAAATTATCAGAAATATAGTTGTGGTTTTCTTCGATACTTAAATCATAAATATATCCATCGTGGGAGATCTCTTCTACGGAAATTATTTTCTCATATTGAAGATCATTATTTTTTAATTTTTCTAGTGATTGGATACAGTTTTCTACATCTTTTATTTCTATATGCTCTAAAACGGCAGTTGTCGAATTTGTCCATTTTGATCTTTTTAATTGGGCATATTCATTTATTATTTTAGAATTTCTAAACTTTTTCAATTTATTAATAACATTTTCTATACTATCATCGTTCATCCATTTGTCTCCGGAAATATAGGCGTCGTCATTAAGCCCTATTATTTTGGGTGGCAATTTGTATTTTTTAAAAAACGGTTCTAACGCCAAATAGATGGGTTTTCCTTCTTTATTATAGTTATATTTTACGTCAGTAAATTTATTATATTTTTTAGTTTTATAAACATATGAAAATTTTATTTCTCGCATAAAAATATCCATGCCACTTCCTACAATTTTTAATTCATAATATGGACGTTTTATTTTTGTCCCGTTTGTGGAACACTTCATCATTTTTCTATAGGTGCAAAAGATGTTAAATCTTTGTAATAATAATGAAATTTGATAAATGAGTTTTTGACTAGCTGAGGTTACGGCAATTCCTCTAGCTTGATTACTAGTGTATCCTTCAGCGTCAAAGAATGCTTGTAAGAAATATTTCACAACCTCATCCGAAGAATTCATAATAAACTCTGGAACAACTCTGTCTTTAGATTTTAGCCCCCATGCATATCCTAGACTTTCAAGATATTTTTTATAATTAACAGATGTTAGTTCCATACGATTAATCTGATTTCCATGTCTTATTATTTTTTTAATTCTAGGTTCTATCTTTTTTATTGATCTGTATTTTGTTATATTAAGGCTTTTGATAATTTTTGATAAATTTTCTAAAATATTTTTATCTTTTTGGTTTATACTTAAGCTCGTTTGAGAATGTATTTTATTATCAAGTTCACACCCTTCTGCTATTTGCCAGGCAATTAAATAGGCAAGATCTTTTTTTGTATTATTTGGCTCATGTATAGAAAATTGATTTGAAGATGAACAAATCCGATCTCCGACAGACAGGTCATTTTTCCATCCGTTTTCAGTTAAGAATTTGTGTGCTCTTGTTACAACTGTTTCTTTGCCATTATCTGTTTTGTATTTAATCAGTTTTCCTTTAAATCTTTCCCTATACAACTTATTTACTTTTCCTCTAACAACCTTCCCGTCGTTATTAATACTATGGACGCATAAATCTACATTTAGATCTCCCCATTCTTCATTTTCTTTTACGGAAGATATTTTTTTTGCAAATTTATTCCATATGTCTTGGATTTCAAAGTCTCCTAAATTTGTTTGGACATGTGATGTTCCAATTTTGCATTTTCCCACGCCGGTTGCATCGCCTAAAAGGGCAGAGTTTCTACCGTAAAGGAAGGCCACGCCTTCGCGTTGAAGAGGATAAAGAGCAAAATCAAATTCTTTGCCGTCTTTAACTATTTTTTTATTATAAGTATCTAATTCTTTTATAAACTTATCATGATCATTAACTTTAGTTGTCCTTCTGTTTCCGGCGGCGTCAGTAAAGCCGACTTCTTTTTGATAGCCATCCAGATCCCCTTCTACTCTTGTAGTTTCTACTACACCTTCGGAAACTAAGCCTGCTATAATTTTATTAAGATTCCTGGTGTCAAATCCATATTTTTTGAATATCATACTCAACTGTCTATATTGGTTATAATCACCTTTAATCAAATATGCATAGTTATATCCGCCACCATCGCCGGGATAATCAGGATCTTTTTTATCCGCTGGATCGTATGGATTAGAGATGTCTGGAATAACCCCTGAAAATCTACTTTCGTCTTTTCCAAAAGCGGGACAAATAAATTTTATAATATCTAATAAAGTCTTGCCCTCTTTAGTGCCTTTTTTTAAGTATGAAATAGCAATATGCCACTTTCCTTTAGTGTTCTCCAAAACATTTACGACATTTAACTGTATCCCCTTATCTGTAATAATAACTTGGCTAGCCGGTTTTGGCTGATCAATTTTATCAGGGACCTGTTCTAATAATGCTTCTAACGGGGCTACGTCAAATTCATTTTTTAATGCGTTTATTAATGTTGTTATCAAAACCTTATCTGGATTTGTAAATATCCTGGCATGATCATGCTTACTATAGCCTATAGTATAATTTTCTTTTAGATTTCGTATAGTCTCATTCCAGAGAGTTGACCATCTTCCTAGAATTACTGTTAATTTCCCGTTCGCTAATTCTACCTTTTTAATTTGAAATTTCTGTATGTCATCTTTACTATATTCACTATCTTCTTCTGTAGGTTTTTTTATTTCGTCAGCTTTTTCATCGCGGATGAACATTTCAGACGTATCGTAGCCATAGCCTGCAAGTAAATCTTTAAGGAAAACAGTAAATCGTGGGTCTATCTGGTAGAGGTCTAATCCTCCTTTTTTGTCTTTATAAAAAGCCTTCCAAGCGTTCGATGCGTTTTGTCCCATCTCTCCTAGCTTTGCCCCGACAAGACGCAACATACTATTATATTTCTGCGGTGTTAAACTGAAGATGTAATAACTATCATTCCCCCATCGGTTTCTTCCTTTATATAAAACTTTGTTCTGCTCTACAGGAGTAGTATTTGGAACTTCCGATTGCCCTTGAGCTTCATTGATCGCTTTTTGTATATCTGCATATAGTTGTTCCCACGTTCCCGCCAGTTGTGTTTTTTTATATTTCCCTAAAGACTGAACAGCCGCAACAGCTTGTTGTATAGGCAGTTGAGTTCTATCACTTACTGGGAGCCGAGCAATATACTGAAAATTAGAGTTTACATAGTCTGTTTTGTTGAATCCTTGATCGTCAAAAGTCGTTGGAGCCCCTAATCCATACATTTGTTGTACTATCTGTATTAGTGATACAACTGCTGGTCCTTGTATACTCATATTTGCTTGTGATATTTTGTATCTCATTATTTTAATCCAAAAAAGTTATTATTTATTTTCTAAATATAAATATATTGTCCTTTTAAAAATAAAGAATAGAGACATATTATCCCTATTTATTATAAAAAGGTTTTAACGGGGTAAATCGAATTATTGCTGATCGGACTATAGAAAAGTCAGTATTGCAATTGGATATCTCTTTAGACAATTCTTCTCCAGCATCCCAAGAACGAACTAGTATTTGAGTTTTGGAGACTTTTTGTAATATTCCATATACATTTATTGGCACGACATTCCCAACATTTTCGGCGTGATCAAGAATTTCAACCTTTACAGGGTGTCCTATCCATTTCTTGCCGACTCGTTTCATAGAATACTCCAATAAGTAAAAATGACAAAAACTTCTATACTATAATGTCGCGTAATAGAGCATTTTCCTTTAATGTTTGTTAAAAATACTCATAAGCCAATATTATCTCGCATGTTATGATCTATGAAGCTCCTATAGAACTCTTTGCATTCTACATATATCTGATCTATATCTATTGTTTTAATAAATTCTGGTTCTGGTCCTATATCTGTTTCTAGTGGTTTCGCTGTAGCATATTGCCAAAGATCTACAATTAACGCATTTAATTCGGTTTTTTTCGCAAATTCAATTTCAACATTTGTCTCAACGTATTTGCCTTTTTCATCATCCCAATTAATATAATAGTCCATATAAGATGTCGCAATATAGAATAATTCACAGAAGATCGGTTTTTTTGTTCTCCTATTCTTGGGCAGTTTTCTTGCCCATTTTCCATAGCGAATAGCTTGTATTCCGGAGATATTAAGCACAGCTTTAATTTTTTTTATTTTTTTATAAGTTTCGAAATCAAAAGGGGCGAAATAGTTAAATCTTGTTTTATAATACTGTTGTGTTATTTCCATTTTAAATCTCCTTATTTTAAAAGTTGAAGTTTCTTAAAAAGTTTTCTTTTTGCTCCAAAAATCGGTTCTGTTGCAATCGCTGTGACCTCATTTAGATCTGGTTCTCTCCAGATAATAAAGCGCAAGCTCTCCGCAGATAATTTATTAATAAATTTGAGCAAATGTAATTCAGAGGGGAGTTCAGATAGAACCAGATGTGGATGATCTATAACCGATGGGTCATAAAAAGCTTTTGCGGCTTCAATTGCGGCATGAGAAGATTGTACAGCCTTCTGTGGGAATGTTAAGTCTTTTCGAGTGATAATATAAATATACGGCGTGTTATTGTTAAGCTAAGTCATAATTGTCTCCTTGTTATTCTATTATCGAAAATTTTTATAATTCCTTTATTGAAATCGCCCATACGAGGACTCGAACCTCGATTAAAAAATTTAGAGTCTTTTCGCTTACCAGTTAGCGGATATGAGCTTTTAGCCGCTATTCATCATCACTGATATCTAATAGATCTTCTTTTTCAGTGTACAAATGATTATCCGTGATGCCTAGCGAGCGATCAGATACATATTTGTGTAGTCCTTTTGTCTGATTGTCAAACGCTTGTGCGGTCCCGACCATAGAACTTGAATACTTCATTGTATTACTTAATGGGATATTTAATGATTTAGCGACATAGGCAACATCATGATTCGCTCCGATATAGCTAAAAAGCCATTGTTCTGTTTTTTGTAGGACTTCAGACTTATCGGCTATCTGGGCATGAGCATAGTCCTTAGAAGCGTTCTCTGCTCCATCAGTGAATATGGTTACGACAATTTTTGAATCTTTATTTTTATCCAACTCATCTTTTAATTCTTTTTCAAGTCTGTCCATACTAGAACCAAGAGCATCGTGTAGAGCGGTCAGGCCGGAAGGAGAATATACTGTGTTGTCAATATAATTTATATCTGTTAGCGGACGTTCCCAAAGAACAGTTTCGACTTCATGATTAAACATAACCAAAGAAATATAAAATTCTTGATTAGGATGCTTTGTTGCTAATTCTTTTATTGTTTTGATATTTTCATTGAACCCTTTAATCGTGTTTTCTTGAGCCACCATCATAGATGAACTCTTATCAAGGATTAATAGATAATGGGTTGTAATTTTAGCCTTTGGACTTACGGTTTTATCGTCTTCCAAATCTATTAATTCAGCTTTATTATCTTTTGTTATTTTTGCCATTTTCAATTGCCTCTCTTTTTATATCAGTTCGTAGTTCTTTCCAACTTTTTTGATGTTTAGTGTAATCTTCCATAGACCAGGCAATAGGGAGAGGGCATTTACTTCTCCATCTCTTTTTATCATATATTCCCACACCTTCCCAAAGGTATCCGTCATTAAGACATCTGACTTTTTGAATAATACCGATCCTTCCCAGATTACATATCGCTACTGACCCAATTAGTTTTTCTGCTTTGAATTTCATAAGAATCAATGCTCCTTTCTTTTGTAAAATTTTTCTAAAATAAATAAAGGAATTTCTTCTATAACATTTAATATATGAACACGATAATAAGTAGAAAACTAAAACTCGTTCCCACTCAAGAACAAAAATCTATACTCCTTGATACCCTTCAAGAATATAAATACGCTATTTCTCTGCCACTTTCATACGGGTTTTCTAATAAAATCTCAAATGGTGTCGAACTTCATAAAAATTCGACGCTTTAGCCTGGGGTATTTGATATCTATTTTCCTTTTTTCTGAGTTTCTACCAAATATACCCTTTTATCCTGCACAAATAGAACTTTTGTCCCATTTTTGTGCAGTCTCACATCTTTAATCGCATTATCTTTAATTCGTCTTATTGCTCCATTTATATCACTTTTGTGGAATAATTCTATTTCGCCTTCTTCAACGTAATTAGAGCAAATACCATTATCAAGAACCGCGAAATTTATATCGGAATCTTGCGTATTTTCTATTTTTCTATATGTATACTCCTCATCTTTTATGTGTATAATAAACTTATCTGTTTGGGAGTTTTGAGAACTTGTTTTTCTCCCGACTATCATTAAAATATCATTTTCGAATTTAGCATTAATAATGGAGTATCCATTTAGCTCTTTTATCTGTAGTTGTACATGTTTTTGTTTTTGCGGGAATATGGAACAGAAAGTGGATTCTAATAGGTTTTGAAAAAGAACCCCATCAAAAATCTGCGTGGCATTTTCTAAAATATTACCAACCAATGTCATCGCGGCTAGTGTTTTTGTCGGCAATTCCATAAACTCTAGTTCGTATAAACTTTCATTATTTTTTATATATAGTCTTCCGTCATATGACAATATCGTTTGGCCAGTGATATCCGTTTCAATTTCTTTTCCAAAAAAAGCATCATATAATTTCAACTTATCGTTTTCAAGAATTGCGATTATAGTCCTGTTGAATTTCGGGGTTATGGCGATTTCAGATAGTAATTTTAGATTATTTTCTTTTTTATCATTTATAAAGCCGCCAGATTTATTTACGCAGAACCTATACCCGTTAATAGTCTTATACTTCAATATCTCGCTATTATATTCAAACAATTTGGTTATAACGAGATTAGTATTAATATCTATACCTGCATATTGCGGTATGGCGATAATAGTGGCAGGCGTTATCTCTGGTGGCGGGCACCTTCTTCCATTTTCAAAAACATCGATGTACCAGGATTTATAACTGCCGGGTATATCTTTAATTGGAGCACATGTTATAGGTATAGTCGTATCTTTATTAAAAATAGACACGTTCAATTTCATTCGTTTATCAAGAATGTTAGACGAATTTCCAACAAAATCTGGGTGCTTGCCCTTGTACGGGTGTATGCCGACTAATAGATAGCAGCTTAAAATGGCGAAGGAAAACCAATCGGTATTTTCGCTAAAGTTTTTATTGTGTCTATCTCGTATATTCTCCATAAGGGCTGTTGCTGAAAAACTAGGAGTTTGATAGCTATCTACATCAATTAAAAAAGATTTTTCGAAATTGCACTGCTGTACTAAGATATTCATTTCATTTAGATCGACAATGAGTATTTTATTATTATGAACTTCTTGTATTTTATTTTTAATATCTGTTATTAAATTGCAAATATTTTGAGCTGTAATTCCGTTTTGGTTTTTAAATATCTTTGTAAAAAGTTGACACAAAACCACATTTTTGTCAATGAATCTCATAGAGTATCCAACAGGATTATCTTGCTTATCTAATAAGAGATTTAATGGTTTAATAATGTCACTATTCGATATCAGAGATAGTTCTTGTATTTTAGCTTGCTGGATAACATAATTTTTGTCACTATATATTTTATAAGCCTTATCTTTTTTGGCATAGACATCGGCTTGTCCACCACTTCTTACGAAGTCGTTTTTAGTTAGAGTCACTTTGCCGACATTTACTTCAAAGACATTCATGATATTATCCTAAATGAATTGCAGCTACTGATAAATCATCGTAGTGGCTTATTCCGTCTTGCGTTTTTTCTTGTAGGAATCTGGAAACTCGTCGCTGAACAAAACCTTGAGTTGTGTTTTTGAACTTGACTAATTCTAAAACTATATCAAGCATTGGTATATTATTACCAGATGGGGAAAGAAAAGACTTTACGCCATCGGAGAAAATAACACAAGTTTTAACGTCTTTTGTATCTATACAAAAAGTTTTACTGTCGCCATCGTTATATGACGGTAGAACTTCCACAACAGGATCTCTACCTTCTTGTACGATTATCTTTCTGCAAATGCGAGAATTATATTTTATATCGCTATATCTGTCTCTAAATTCGCTAGATAAACGATATGCTAAATATCTTGGTGCATTTTCAGAGAATTCTATATCAAAGATCTCGATGGTATCGTCATTTTTAATAACCGCCGCTCCTCCATCTCCTGTTATATTGAGTGTTAAAGTATTGCCTCTCTTTATTAATGTTATTAAAGTGGCGAATAAAGCTTCTATATCAACATCTAAATCATGTATTATTTTTTCAGAATTTATAATTATTCTATTTAACATATCATCAATGGAATATATAGACTTAACATCATATCCATAGAAATACTTTCTAGCTGTTAGAGCCAAGATCTTTGAGCCTATCTCGCTATTTTTAGCAGATGAGCACCCGTCACTTAGAAAGATCCCATTATCTGAGGAGCAGACGTAATCTTCACAGAACTGGTGGGCATCGCCAGTCGTTCGATAAAAATCAATTACCATATTAAATATCCAACAAACATGGTTGTGATGAACTTAATCCTCCAAGAGATTTGGATTGTAGGCTAATACTCTTGGATACGAATCCAGCTAATTTGGCGAACGTATCTGGGTCTGTCTTGTCGATTTGCTCATATTGACTTAAGCCAGCGTCTTTTTGAAAATTAGACAGATAAGCCGATGTCGTAGAATATTTGTTAATTCCAACGCCAACCAGAACCGTGATAAATGACTCTAATTTCTCGTCTAACTCACATTGTTTAATAGCGTTTCCAACATCTTTAGCCGATGCCGTGGAGGCGTTATCGCCGCCATCTGTAATAATGAACATAATGCCATTGACAGAAAAGTCATTATCGTATAAGGTTTTGGCATAGTCATTCGATGCTAAAATAGCATTTTTACTCGCATCAAATAATGCAGTTGATCCGCGAATAGTCAGAATCCCAGTATAATCATTTGGTTTGCAATTGTCCAGCATCTTAAAGCCGTGTATCTCTTCGATGATATCATCAAAAGAGATTAGTCTAACAAGTAAATTATTAGCTCTTGGACTTGATTTGCAAGCTTCTATAATACTCTGTATACACTTCTCTAGTTCACCCTTAAAACCGCCTACGCTCCCACTAACATCAACAAGGATCGTCGCTAGAGTATATTCTGTCGCTCCTAGATTTTCTAATGTAGTAGCGGAATATCCATAATGAGAACCAGTAAGGTTTTTAGCATCTAAAGACGGGTCATTTAGTTTCGGCATTTATTTCTCCTTTAATTCATAAACGTAGTTGTCGTTGAAATGGATTATTGAATATGCTTTTATAGTATATTTTTTTACCACTTTTTGTTTTTTATTTTTTTTAAAGAGGAAAACGTGCTGGTACACGGTAGATGAATATAGAGAGATGTACGGGGAGATAGAAAATGATAGAAATTAGAAATGAAAAATATTATTCGCCAAAAGAAATTGCATTAAAATTTGATGTCGCAATCGGGACTGTAGCCAGATGGAGACAAGAAGGAAAATTAAAGGGAAATAAGATCAGTTCACATAAGTTTATTTTCAGCGAAACAGAATTAGAAAAAATGCTTAGAGGAGAAAATGATGTCATATAAGTCGAAGGATATCGGAGTTATATATAAATTGGTAAGCCCGAGCGGAAAGTGTTATATCGGACAAAGTTGGAATTACAAGCATCGATGGAATTGCTATAAAAATAATTGGGTTAAGCATCAACCAAAGTTAGAAAGAGCTTTTAATAAATACGGATCAAATAATTTTTTATATAAGATTATTTGCATTTGTAAAAATCAAGAAGAATTAGATAAAAAAGAAATTTATTATATAAAAAAAATAAATAGCATAAAAAATGGGTATAATTGCCGTTTGGGCGGTCTTGGTGGAAAAATGAGTGAAGAATCAAAGAAAAAGGTTTCAATTGGCAGAAGAAAATGGCTAGAAACGCATCCAAATAATTTTACCGGAAAACGCCACACAGAAGAAACAAAAAATAAATTGAGTAGAATACGCACTGGAGTTAAAAAGCCCCCTCGCACACAAGAATGGAAAAAGAACATGTCTGAGTTAATGAAAAGATCTGGAAGAGTTCCTCCATCTTGGAAGGGTAAAAAACATAAAAAAGAAACTATAACAAAAATGGCGAATACCAAATCTCAATTATGGAAACTTACTTCTGTTGTCGGAAAAATTTTTATAGTGCACAATTTAAAACAATTTTGTAGAGATAACTCCATACACTATAGCAACTTGTGCCGTGTGGCAAAGGGATATAGAAAAAGTTGCCAGGGGTGGGCTGCTATTAAATTGCCTAATTAAGATAAGAACTCAGTGGTTGTCGATGTTTTCATTCCCCTATCTGTCATAACTTTGATAAAATCTTTTTCTTGTTGTTCAAATCCGGGGACTGGACTACAGGCATCAGTTAGTAAAATAATTTTGCTAACATAAGAATCATCATTAAATAGATCAACAAGATCTAGACCAGAATTTCTTAAACAGTGGGAACTGGCTTCCCCGGCAATAACTATGATATCTGACTCCATAAGAGTGTTAACCAGTCTTGTATTTATTTGGGTTGTTGCGTCAGAAGGATCTACAACTTTTGCTCTAAAAATTGAATAATGCTCTGTAAAAACATTACTTCCCTTGGTAACATAATCTACCATAGCAAAATCTTTTTCCCATTCAAGCAGTGCATCGAACAGTACTGGATATATATTGTGTCCTTCGCTGCCTATCATACAGTGAGGAGGCCAGATACATAGCGGATACTTTCCGCCCTTCTCTAGAGATTCGACATAGCTGATCATTCTGGCTCTCCAACTTAAATTAGTTGGATTCCAAACCCCATTTCTGACATCATCCGATGTTATGATGGTGAATGGGCTTGGATTCTGTCCAGCACTATTTTTCCAAAAGACAGGATGGGCGACATCTACATAGTGGTGAGAGTCTACCGTTACGTGGATATCATCAATCTTGGATTTAACTCGCTTGATCATCGTTGCCAAGCGTTCCATATCCTTATCTGCTCCTTTAACATAAAGTTCCCCTTTTTGGGGATCGCAGAAAGAAACCTGAGGGTCAATCAGCAAAAGGTCAATTTTACTCATTTTTAAATTCTCCTATATTTTTTAACTAGGATACTATGCTTCTTCATATGTTCCATATTCTATTATTTGTTCAGAGTTTGGTAGATATGTGTGAAAGAAGGCTTTTATATCTTTTTCTATATTATCTTTAAATTGTCTGGCAGTTTCTTCATCTTTTATTTTAGTCCAACTTCTTCCTATGTATATATCCGTCCAGTCATAGTCCCCCTCCCCAGACAAATTAAATTCATGGAGGGCTTTTTCTAGCCTTTCCCAATTGTCACCGAACTCTTCGTCGTCATCATACTCGTCGTAATCTTCTTTATTTTTTGTATCTTTAAATTTAATTTCAAGCATTTCTCCTTTATCGAGGCAAGCTCCATAGAGGCAAAAGCTTGAACTGCTTGAGTTCGACACGAAACCATTTCTAATTTTCATTTTTTCTTCTCCTGCTCGCATTTGGGGCAAATAATTTTTTTATTTCTTAACATTAGATAATCATAATAATGTTTTTCGCAAAAATGGTAGTTTTCTTTAGAAATTTTAGCATTCTCTATTTCTTTAGGAGTAGCGGTCTTGGCTAGTATATCATATTCTGGCCACCAGAAATAATATTTTTCACAGATATTATCTCCATCATCTTCACCGCCTCCACCGCCAACTTCGCCCCTAAGTTCGAATGGATGGTTGTGACAAGTGGTAATATGATAAACTTCTTTTCCGCTCTCTATGTCATGTTCTTGAATTATAAAAGTATTATAATTACACGAGTCAAAAGCTAAAGGAGCATTAAGAGCATATTCTCCGGATTCTTTAGCCATTTTTATTTTTTTTATCAATTCTTCGTCACCCGCCCACTCTCTTTGGCCTATCATTTCTATGGCGACTTCAAAAATGTCATCATACGCATCCCTAGATATAATAAAACTAGAACTACTGGAATTACTTACGAAACCGTTCCTAATCTTCATTTTCATTATCCTTTTTATATAGAGCATCTTCTCCATATCTATTTGTGCCTATAACATCAAACCATTTGATATAAGAACTTTCAACGCCGATATAGGTTAAATAGCTACGCATATCAAAATTATCTATTGTGGTATGCCCCTTGATTTCTTCAAGATCTTCACAGATATCCCAATAATCATCTTTATTATAAAAATCAAGATATCGAGCATCTGTCATAATATTTAAGTATTTCTCCCCATTACGGATCATATCAAGCTGTAGAGGTGTTAGGTCGCTTTTTACAATACAAAAGCTTGCGCTACTACTATTTGAGACAAATCCGTTTCTTATTTTCATTTTGGGGATTCCTTTTAAACGATTATGGTTGGCTTTCCGTTATTTTGTTTAGAAAGTTGATCTATCCCCGCTAACGCGGTGGCGTCTGCGGTTACAATTTTTGATTGTTGCTTTGACATATTCTCTTGCAACATCTTCATAAATTCTTGAGCAGCACCGTATGCTATATCGTGATACTTATCAAAAGCATCTTCTATTGTCGTGGCCTCGGGGATCTCAAATTTAATTTCTTTTACGGTTGGACCGACAGGAATGTGGGCAACACCAACAAAAACTTGTTCAGCAGGAGAATACTCGGGTTGCTCGTTATCACCGACTTCTCCTGGCTCTTTTGTTTCGCCGATTTCATTAATTTTCGTAAAGACCTCGACATAGCGTCCGTCATCTGATTGATAAATTTCTTTGCGGCGTAATGGAACCATTGTTTTCTCCTTTTTTATTCAGTTTCTGGTTATTTTTTTATTGATATCCCAATATTCTGGTAAGAATTTTGGGCTCATTAACTCTACGAAGTGTTTTCTCCACATAATCATAAAATCGTCTAGAGAGCCAATAGAACGAATTACATGCTCTCCGTAGGCAAGACGATCTTCGCTTTTAATTCTATACTTTATTTTGGCGGCACTCTCTAGATCTTTCGCGGAAAATTTTTGTCTTTTATAGTGCTTTTTAATTTTTTGTTTGAGTTTCCTTATTGTAGATGCCGACATCTCGTTGTCTCTTTTTAGTAACGCGATTGCGGCGTCTTTTATTTTTTTTAAATTTAAATCAATTTTTATTGTGCCGGAGAAATTACATTTATACTTTTTTGCTAATTCTTTTTTTAATTTATCAGCTTCTTTTTCATATTTATTATGATGATCTCTGCAAAGTAAGAGGACATCGTGCGAGCTATTTTCTTTTACTTCTTTTGGAAAGAATTTGCGAAAACAGTAGGGAATTACATGATGTTTAGATAAGTCTTGAACAGCACCACAAATAACGCACTGATTTTTTATTTCTTGTAAATAGTACGGATCATCTTTCTTTCCATGAGCTTCTGGCTCAAAGTTTAATCTTATAGTTGGGGGATCATCACTTTCTAATTTAGCTAATCCCTTTTTTAGATACCATTTAATACGATCTTTTCCGCATCTACACATCACATCACCGTTTGGAGCCAGCATAATGCCGTTTGTATAAATATTATTCGCTTTATCGTCTTCTGGTAGTTTATTACAACAATGAATAGCCAATAACCATCCTTCTTCGCTATTCACAAACCTAGCTATCAAATTTTTTCCATATAATGATGATAAAGTATTTTTAGAAGCTATATCCGCTAAAGATATATTTTTATATAGTAAGATCTCTGAAAATTTATTACCAGTATCTGCAACCTGGATAATAACAAATTTATCTTTAGTGAATGTCCTACTTATATTATATTCTATATTTCCATCTTCTGGTGGTCTAAAGTTGAGAGCGATAAGTTTTTGTCCGATATCACTGTTTTTTTTATCCATTTTTCTTAAACCTTATTTTTTCTAATTTGATCGTAGATCTTGTTTTTTTGCTACCAGGCCAGAAATTCGGTATTGAAGCCCTATAATCTTCATCATAAAGAATAGATAAAAATAAATTAGTAAATGTTGACGGACAGTAATAGTTCCTCCAAAGCGCTTTTGACCGCTTCGCAAAAGGTTCTGGATCTATTTTGTCTAGGTCATCTAGCATTGACGGGCTATCTAAGTATAAATAGTGAACATTAGGAAGAAACGGAAAAGAATAGCTAGGCTGATAGTCTAGGGCTAAGGGCATTCCGCATGATAAAAATTCGGCTTCTCTATAACATTTGCCATCATGTCGGACTCCAGAGCCCTTTAAAGAAACTCCCCATTTGCAATCCTTAAGAGCTTCTGCGAAAATCTTTCCGCTAGTGTAACTAACTAGAAAATTACCGTTTTGTTTAGCTTTTGCTATCCATTTTTTTCTATGTTTTTGGACCGAAACTCCAAATCCGAAATGGGCCAAATACTTATGATTAGTTTTTCTCCAATTGAATTGTCTTATAGAAAAACGACCACTTGTACCATATATTAATGGGAGTATATTGATGCCAGATTTCTTACTTAGATATGCGTAATGTTCAGCCTTAGCTGCACAGAACTGCAAAACAAAAATGAAATTTACGTTTTCAAAAATCTTATCTGTTCGCAGATCTTCTAGTTCTATACTCGGGCTATCTATGCCGTCTATAACGCAAGTCACATCATTAACTTTAATTGTCTGTCTATGCTTTGCCGTTAGTAGCTTTTGGTAACTTATTTCTGAGAACAATTTGCTATTTACTAAATTATTCTTAATGAATTCAAAATTAGGATTTTTTCGATAAGTCGAGGGCAAAACAAGAGAGTTTTGAGTACTCCTATCTCGCCTGTGTTTCTTGTCTATCTTTTGACTTATAGATTTGTTATTTTTTAGGATCATGAGTCCATATCAAATTCTTCGTATTCGATGTTTAATTTATTTTTTATTTCTTCAGCGATTATGAGGCGATGACAAGTTTTTAAATCCTTACAGGCACACAATAGAAAGATATTTTTATATTTTTCTAATATTGGAGATAAGGATTCTAGACCGGCATTTATGTCTGATATTTTGAATGAATTTTTAATCTTATAATTAACATTTCCTAGCTGCTTAATATGATAATACCTCGACCCAAAGACTTCCTGCAATTGATCTTGTGTCCAGAAAAGATTTCTAGAGAATGGGATATATCGAATATCGATAATAGCGGCATCTTTTTCGTTTACCTTATCTTTTAAATCTTTACGGCTTATATTGTGATATCCTACGGTGAATATCATAATATTACCGTCCCTCATCAGTCCATTCCAAATCGCATTTTCTCCAATGGTTTAAATGCAACAGTGGTTTTAGTATATCTCGACTACCTAGTTCATCTTTAGGCTTTTTCATGACAATCGTTCCGTTTAATTTTCTCCTGAACACTTTATCAGAGATAAACTTATTACCGTTCTGATGGAACAAGTTCCTGTCTCTTTTTCTATCACAATAAGTTATTTTGTTATCTTTCAAATATTTTACTTCTATTAGTTGAAAATAGCCCGCTCCTGGAGCTCTACCCTTGCATGAATAATCTCCTTTTAAATCCCAACAGGTTTTAAACGCCCCTGGAACTGGAGCCGAGCAGTCATAATTAAAATCATTCGCCAACCTATAAGCCGTTTCTGCTGGAACATTTATCCTCGGTGATGTAATTATCTTGCCTGTTCCTTGCCACTGCTCCAAATAATCGGCAGCGATTTCAGAAAAGAATTCTGGATGAAAGATCATGTCTGCGTCTGTAAAGAATAACCAATCTGATTTTGTCTCTTGAATATCATAACTTCTGGTCAGTCCTCGATTTCCGAAAATCTCTGGATCTGTATATTCTTTAACAGAAATATCAATTAGTCCCTCAAAAGTTTTTATCATTTTTTGTGTTAATGGGGCGAATCTATCTTTTAAAGACATTGCCGAAATCTTGACATTTATTTTTGGCACTGAAAAACCTAACCAAGATTTTTGCTGTATTAAAGATGACAGCATCCACCAAAAACGCTTTTGGAATTCAAACATTTGAACAGAAATTTCGATTGTAGGATTTATCGACATAGTTCTTCGCATGTCCTTTTTAGTTTACGATATCTAGAAATATGACTCCATCCTAGACGTTTAAATTTAATTTTTAAATATTCATACTTCATTCTTTGGGCAATATAAATCAAATAGGTATCTTGCGATGCTACTGGTAACTTATATTCTCCATCTTCTCTTTCTACAAAAGATGATATGTACTTTGTCCATTCGGTTTGACAAAAAGACACCCACGTTACTAGTCTTGAATGACTAACTAAACTAGATCCTGGATTCGGATGCAAGTTTAGCCTAGGATGCTCACTAATCTCAGGAATGCTATCTCCCCATTCGTCTAGTATATCTATTGCATCGGGGGGTTTTGTGTAACCCCAGGGGCTTCCTATTATTTTTATATCATCGGTAAACCATTCCTGTTTAATCCAGTCTTTTGTCTCTACAGCTAGGGTGTCTGTATCCAATTTAAGATACCACTTAGTTTTTACATGTTGTCCTGGACAGACAACTAAAGAGGTTAGCATCTTTTCTCTTTGATTTGCGTATATATTTTTAGAATCTTCCCAGGGAATAAGTGTGACATCTAAGCTAGAAAGTATATTAAATCTAGGATCGGTATCTTTAACCTGTGAAGTATCATACATTATAACATAAGGATTATTCTTGAAAAAATCTGGAAAAAATTTAAGCCAAGTTTTAAAGGAGCAACATAGCTCATTTAAATGTTGGTCATCTACGGCGGTTACAACAGTTATTTTATCCATATGTTAGTTCCTTTTGTTTTCTGAGATGACCGAATTCTATTTTTGCTTTCTCTATATGAGCAAAATCCTGTTCTGCTATAACTTTTTTTGCATTTTTATCAAATTGTGACCAGAACTTAACTTCTTCAAAATCTAAAATTCCATCTTCTATTGCCCAACCTACTTCGGCCCACCAATATCGGCTATTCCGTCTTTTAAGGGATGTGTGTTTGTGACCATGATAATGAATAATTTTAGCAGAATCTAAATCCCCCCACACAACTGAAGCATTCCACTCTGATGGAGCTAGGTAGTGGGGATGTTTCCAAAAAACACATTGACATGCTATTTCTTCTGCAATAAATCTTCCTGCTGTTTTATTAGTTAAGTCGTCCCATTCTTTTTGGAAATCATCTCCAATTCCATGTCTATAACCCACAACGCCACAATTTATAGCAGGACGACGATTTAACGACCCAAATAGATCTTCTTGAGAGATAACGTCTGCAAAACTCGATATTCTATTCTTCATTATACTTCCATTCGACATCCAATCACAGAAATGTGAGACTAGAACGCCATAGTCATAACATCTATCTAATATAGGTCGTGGACTCGCTCGGAATGAAGCATCGGCATCTATTTGAACAGACGCTTCGTAGGGGCTGATTTTTAGAACCTTTGGAGCTAGAACACTTTTAAAGTTTCTATCACAAATCCTGTCCAGATTTACAAGTTCAACATCTATACCTATTTGTTCTGCCTTTTCTTTAATTCTGTCTGTATGCTCTTCATTTTGCTGTAATAGAAGTACAGCATTTCCATTATAGTATTTTCTTAAAGTATACATGCATATAGTTAAACGCATAGCGCAACTAGATCCGAAATTAAAGAAAAGTACTCCTGTGTTTTTTTTATTCAAATTTATTTGTTTATTCATGTTTTAATCTGTTGGCCTTTCTGGAGATCCATACCAAATTTTATTCTTTTTTCTTTCTATTGTTCTAAAAACGCGTCTTTTATCTACAATCTCTTGTTCTAATTTTTTATGTTCTTCGGCGGATATTTTATCCACGTCTGTATTTTGTAGTTTTTCTTTTGCTTTATTTAATATTTCTCTAGCGATGTCTAGCTCTTTTTTGATTTTGTTTTTTTCTTTTTCTTTTTTACTAGAGGCTCCTCGATCATATAACCCGGCTGTTCTTTCTGTTTCCAAATTTTTTGGCATCATCTTTGTGGCCGATTTAATTGCGTCTTCAAAAGATATAAAATCAAAAACTTTTAATCCTGATTCCGGATTGCAATTAAACACCTGAAAATCATTTTCTTCGAATATCGGTTTTAGTTGTTTAAATCTCGATTTTAGCAGATCATATGTATCGTTATTATTTTTTATAGATTTATCTGTTCTTTCCTGTTCAAAATGATATTTATTATTCTCGTTCATGTCGAAATCTACTCCCAACAAGAAAACTTTTCTAATGCCAAGATAGAAAGATAAGCGTAATGCCGCAAGCATCACAGACCTTCCTCCACCAAGTTTGGTATGGTTTCCCCAATTAACAGTATCTTCGAAGAGATATTGGTCGGCCTTAAAGTCTTCATTACGTCTGTAATAAAGCACATTAGGACAATCTCCAACAGTCATATCCATTTCTTTCCATGCTTCATTATCAAATATTTTTTTATCAGCGTGGGCCATTGGAGCAAATTTCATAATCTTAGGGTCTAACCAAACAGATTTGATAAAGTGGGTTGGATCGTCAACACATGTCCACAAGTTAGGTCTAAAACTTTTTGCAGAATTATTTAGACCGAAAGTAAGAAATCCTGCAGAAGATAATTTCTCAACATCTATATTTTTAAAAGATGGCCCTCCTGCAATTAGGAAGGCAGACGCCCCACGGAATATATCTCCTAGATAAAGAGAGTGGCCGTCTCTAGTAAATAATAATGGTGGCGTTTGTATGTATTTCCCGATTTTAAATCCGACATCACGCATTCTGTTATGTCTAAAAGCACTTTGATCCGCTCCATCTCTTACACCGCCACCAGGAGCCTCTGGATAGGTATCGTTGGGTAGTTTGTCTATGGAAGGCGTCTGTCTACCTATTTTCTTAGGTATTGGCTCAGTAGCCTCTTTAGAAGCTAATTCCGCTATCGGTTTTGGCTCGACTTTTTTAATTTCTGTTTCTTTTTCTGGTGATTTTTTTTGTTTTTTCATTATTCCTGCCGTGTCTAAAACTTTTGGACCGAGAAAAGCTCCCCTAGATCTGTTCAATTTTGTGTTATTTTCTGGCATAACTATTCCATATTTGTAAGTCATATTCTGCAATATCCACTTTTAAAGTTTCACAGTGTTTAATAAACCATTGTTCTAATTCATTATATCTTTTTTTCGAAGGTGTTGTTTTTGGGGTATCTGCAATGTATTGTTTAATATATTTTAGAATATGAGTATCTAGAACCGCTAATTTTTGCTTAGGTCTTGTGTGTAATATGAAAAATCTAGATGTTTTAGGACCAATGCCGTGGATCTTTTCTAATTCATCTACTGTGCAATTCTTCAAGTCCAAGTTACTTTTAACCAACTCAGTAAAAGATTTTTTTAATTTATTGTGCTGCCCAAGACTACTTATTTTAATTGTATTTTCTAATTCCTCAATTTCTATCAATCTTTTTATAGCCTTAAAAGGTGTATTATATTTGTTTTTTTCTGTCATGAGGATTTTTACATCATAAGTTTTTACCTGTTGCATTATAATTTGATCTGCAAAATTAAAAAAACGCTCTAGTGCTGTAGATATCTGGCTCGCGGTTTTTCCAGCTACAGAGATACTAAATAATAAAAACTCTTCTAATTCGGCAGTCGTTCGACGGTAATCGGTGCATATTGTTGGTTCAACCATTTTTTTCTTTCATCCTCAAATAATGTCTTTCATTTTTGCGTCTACTTCTTCTTTTGGAGCTGGAGAATAGTCCACATGCAGCGATAATTGACATTGGTATTCATAATATTTTTTTGTTACACTTACTACATATTTATATTGATCGTCCTCAGCCGCTTTTCTGTCTTTAATGATTTCATCGAAATTCTTTCCAGTTTCAGAGTGCCTTTTAATTAAATCATTAGATACGGAAGTCGTAGAGAGTCCTGGCTTGGGAGAATTTTTATTTACCATTAAAATGTAACCATCGTCACCATCAGGAACAAATAGTAAATTAAAAAGACAAGAGATGACTTTAGAATTCGTCATTGGAAAAATCGTTTCTAATATTTTTTGCCTAGTAAAAGGGTTTATTTTTGACATCTTCTCATGATCCAAGGGAGTGAATTCCCTCAGTTTGGCTTTTATTGTATTAAAATGATGATCTTCAATTTCTTTAATTACCATTTTCTCAAATGCTAAAAGGGCGTCATGCTCTTCGCTAGATAATTCCTCGATTGTCGAGGCTAAAGAAGCAAGTTGGAATAAAAAACTATTCTCTTTAAAATTGAATTTAAATGCAGTATTCGTTTCGCAACTCGAAGCTACACCAAAGGTTATCTTATAATCTATTTCTATATTCTCTTCAGTACCTTCATTAATAAAGGTATCTATAATTTCTTTTGTGGCAAGTTTTGCATTTTCAAGGGTTAAAGTACTCACTAAAGAGCTATTATTCTGCATGTTAATCTCCATATATAAGAGTTATATACAGATTATCGAGAAATGATGCCACAAAGTTATAGATTTTATTTAGATTATGCTAATTCCAGCATAACTATTTGTTCGTCAATGCTGCCGCCTGTAAGGCTATTATAATCGTCAATCGGATCTTGACCGGCTAGACTTCCGGCCACAAAAGAGAATTTATATACATTTTGCCTGCTAAAGGAAAGTTTATAAAATCTAGCGTGTTTGGCTGAACACTGCCATAGTAAAGGGTGTCCATCTGCTAGTGAAAATAATATTGGAAATACTTTTCCCCAAAAGTCCTTAACATTTCTGAGCGTCGTGATCTGTCCTTCAAATCTTGTCATTCCATAAATCTCGCACCATTCTTCCGGCAATCTATCTAAACGAACAAACCCCTTATTCACCATCGATGATTCTAGGCGGTTAATAATACCAATAGAAACTATCTGGTTCCCTTCAGTGTTCTCTAATAATAGATCGCATTTCTGAACTGTTATTTTCCAAACGCTTTTATCCATTTTATAACTCCAGTATAAACTCACTATTAATTATACAATCCCTCTCTTTAACCTTTATAAATTAAAAAGGGCAAAATGGTGAGTTTGAAGAGAATACCAGATTATGCGGATTAAATACTTATTCTTCTAACACTGTAGCTATTTCTATCAGTTCTAGAAAATCTATTTGTTCCCAACCTTGCTTCTGTTCCATCGCTTTTGAATACTCCGCGAATATTTTCTTTGATAATTTAGGATACTCTTTTATAGTCTCCTCAACGGCCTCAAGAATATTACCTTTAATTCCGCATTCGTAGTCAATATCCTGGATATTTAGATTTTTAACGAGTTTCCTGATATTCTTGCCTAATAATAAAAAATCAGGTCTGTAATCTGCATTCTCAATAGCCATAACCCTTTCTTTACGAATAGTGTCTGCTAATTGTATAAAGTTTTTAATTTTATGATTACTATATAAATAATTTTCAATTCGCGCAAGATGACCAACGGATAGCCAAAAATGGACATCATAATCGCCTGTCAGAAATTCGTCAAACAGAACTTCTGCTTGACCGATATGGGTTAATAGATCTATTCCTTGAAATGTTTTTTCAAACGTCAAAACATGAGCCACTGATAAATGTTTTCTTACGCAATTAAGACAACTATCTCTCATTTATTAATTTCTCCAGGCATCAAAAACGTTATCTATAAGTTTGAAATGACTTCTTACGTTCATGAGGCATATTCCTAAAAGATTTAATCCTTGCCAACTTGAGACATCTTCTATGGTATCGGCAGAATCGTTTCGATCTAGTCCTATTCCCCATATTTTATCTTTAGGGCTAGCCTCAACAAGAATTCTATCTCCGGTAGACGTTAAAGTATTCTTAAGATCTAAATCCTGAGAAAATTTTAGATAATTACCTTGTGTTACGATTGACATCCTATTTGCAATCCATTTTTCATTAGAAAAGTTTTTGACTTGTTTGCCTAAAGACTTGCATATATAGGGAGACTTAGCAGACATGATTTTTTCTGCTATTTCTTCATCTCCGAATAAAAGGGCTTTTTGTCGCATCATATATTGTTCTGCCGAGACATATTCTGTCTTGTCGGTATAATCTGTAAATTCACAAGAATACCACTGGCTGAAAAGACTGTCCCAAAAGAAAACAAATTCATCAGTTGTACTACAAGCGTTGATCTTCAACATTCATTTCTCCTAATATGGTGGTATAGGGTTTTATAAGCGTTTGGAAACGAACTTCGCTATAAAGTCTAACAACTCATTTATAGACCTGTACGTGTTATAATTCCAATGTGCCGGATAGGCAAATACGATTTCATTAGGATATATACCAAGACTGAGCAGTTCTATGTCTTTCTCATTCGGTTTACGTTGGATAAGTTGAATATTCAATATCTCATCCGATACGATATGCAATTTTCCGCTATTTAATGGGAGATTGTCAAATGGCATCAGGGCTGCTTTCACTTTGTCCCTCATTTTAGTCGTAGCTGCGACAAACTTTTTGGTGTCTTTAATACTATCCTCACGCATTTTTTGTTTGTCGTCCTGGATCTTCTGAGCAAGGTGTTTAGCTTTAGCAACGTAATCTTTATTCATAGTTTTTCCCTTCTTCGATACGCTAGTTATCATATTATAGATCAAAATGCTTCACTTTGTAACAGGGCAGGAAGGATTTGAACCTATTGTAAGCTTATTGTATTTTTTGTCACTTTTACTTTTTTTCGCCCAATAACCTCTTGCTGGTTTTGTTATACCATAGGCTTTTGACCACTTTTCTATAGCCTTGTCTGTTACTCCATATCTTTTAGCGAGTTGAGCGGTTGGTATTTCCCATAGTAATTTAAGTAATTCTTCTTTATCTGGTCTTTTAACTTTTCGGGTTTTTGGGCGGCATGCGTTTCTCCATTCTGGGTTTATTTCTGACTTTTTTAATTTTCGTTGTTTTTTAATATTTCGTCCTGCAAATGTAGATTGTTGACTATTGCAATTGGGACATAATAGTCTAAGGTTGTTTAACCTATTGTCATTTTTTACGCCATTAATGTGATCTAGAACCATTACGAGGATTTGATTGTTCCATTTCGGTTTTTGTTTACAAATAGCACATTCGTTTTTAAGTATTTTATTTTTTATTAGCCTGTCTTTTAGATGCCCACGGTTGTAGTGTGAATTATTAATAAGTATTTTTTTAAGCGGTATCGTTTTTTCTTTATTAATGTTTGCTAAAAAGTTCTTATTATATTTTTTAAAACGTTTTCGTAAACCGTCTAAAGATATTTTTTCAACTTCTGCTCTTCGGACAACCGTTTTGCAACAGGTTTGTCTATATCTACCTTTTATTCCTATCTTGTCTACAACTTCTGATATAGTATTAGATTCGTCAATTATTTTAACAAAATTTTTTATATCTACTTTCCAGATGGGATTTGTTCTTTTTCTCATTTTATAATTCCTTAGCAAATAACGTAGCGTGATAATACATACTAACTCTTTACGCTATTTCCTTCAAGAAACTAAATATTTGTTTAACAGAGCGAGAAGGATTTGAACCTTCAATACCCTTACGAGTCCGGAGTCAGAGTCCGGTGAGTTGCCAATTACTCTATCGCTCTATAAATATTATAATAGAGTGGGAAGGATTTGAACCTTCATTATCCTTTCGGACCTGGATTCAAAGTCCAGTGAATTACCAATTATTCTACCACTCTATATTTATTTGCAGATTATTTTTTCTATTGTCTTTCGTATATATTCATATGTACATCCGCTATTTTGAGCTAACATGTCTGCATTTAATCTTTCCCCAGAAATCTTAAAATGAGATAGATGATAGCCAGAGGGGGATTCCCATTTGTCACCATTACAAATTACAAAAACATCACCGTCTGTTTGATTCCCACCTGGTCGAAGGGCTATAACAATATTACCAGAGAAATTGAATCCACTAGAAATAAACGAACAGTCGTTATATTCATTGTCGGGCCAAATGCTATAGTATCCTGAGTATGAAGCACTCATCGTTTTTTCTGGTGAGTCTTCCTGCCAATATGGATATTCAGTTATTTTAGTTGGATGTATTTTCATTTTTATATATTCAAAGCCGTGTTCTACCACCAACTAAGCTACTGCCCTAGTCACATTAACAGGCTCACCCGGATTTGCACCGGAGCTAAAACATTCAAAGTGTTTCGTGCTACTGCTACACTATGAGCCCAATTTATTACCCTATAATTCCTTCTTCTAATTTTACGCAATCTGATAATGCTTTGTCATACGAGGAATCAATTATTTTATATAAGTTCTCTGGCGAAAACTCTTCCATACTTTCTTTAAGAATTGCTCTAGAATAATGTTCTGCTAACGCATGATGAGCATTACACAATGTTATCCCATTTGAGATTACATATCCATACATGGGCATATAATTTCTATTTGTTATATGATGAGCATCAAGATCTTCTTTGCAATCGCAAAATGCGCATTGGTTATTGTCCCTTTTAAGAACTTGTTCTCTAAATAATCTTCTTAATTCTTTCAGTTTTTGTTTTTTAGTTTCCATGCCAATAATACTCGTAACACTCTTTATTCCATTCTCGTTGACGCTCTTTTTGTTCTAACGCATATTGAGCCTGCAATTTTTTAAACTCTCTTTGCTCATATTCTTTTCTATTCAATTCTCTATCTTCACAGCCTTTGCATTTATTTTCGTAAAAACGACGATGACACCAATATTGGCATCTGTGATTTAAATGCCAATGATCTTTATTCTCCATAGATTTTGCGAAAGAAGAACTATTCTTTTTCTTTTTAGGAAGGGCTTTTACTTTATATTGAGTTTTTCTGTAGTTCTTCCAACATTTGTCAGTATGTTTACGATCATCATCCCAAGCGTCTATCAGATTATGAGGTCTTCGTGCAGGACGACAATATTCGCAATTCTGATTCTGCCTTTTTTCTTGTTGAGTCCTTGGGTGCCTAAAACTTCCCATATTGTGTCTCCTTTAAGTTGAACTAACTCAAAGGAAGGGGAGAATGTGTTTTATGTATATATTCATAATTTAATATTCTGTAAAAATAGTGTTGATCCTATGTATTATATTCTTCGTATGTCCTTTTTTCTACTATCTCTATCTTCTCTTTTAATGCTTCTTCTATATCGATTCCCAAGCGTTCTGCTAAAATCATTGTGACTAAAAGAACATCAGCAATTTCGTGTTTAAGATGTTCCTTTTTGTAAGCATCTAATTTGGGTTGTCTTTGAAAACCTTCTGAGGCTAAAACCTGCTCGACAACTTCTCCAACTTCTTCTGAAATTTTTAATGTTGCCCAAAAAATATGATCTCGTTTTGAGCCAGGACGAGCCTTAGTAAGTCGATCAGTTTCCCATTTTATAATTTCTTTTAGTTTTTTAAGCGTCATTGATTCGTCATTTTTCATTTTTTGCTTTCCATTCTAAATATCTTAAGAGGTTCCAGCCTACTTGTCTATCACATTCATTTTTTATATCGCTTGATGCCCACTCTGTGTGCCTAAGCAGAATATTAAAGTGAACAGGTCCAGACGCATCATGTAAAATATCTTTTTTTATATCTTCTGAAATATAAGATAAGTCATATGTTTTAATATGTTTATATAAAAAATCAATGGCTTCGTCATATGTTTCAAATATTTGTATGGGACCGCTAATTTTCATTTTATATTTTCCATTTCTTCAATGGATAGCGATGTAGTCTCTTTCATCGTATTTGTTCTCCCAATAATATAAAAGTTCTACTCCGACGAATTGATCTAATTTTTCTTTAATTTCTGCTTCCGTCCATCGCCGCCCTTCGTTACTTGTTTCTATTTCGTTAAACATTTTTTCTAATGCGACTTTAAGCAGAAGATCTTTTACTATTTTTTCTTTTATGCAATATAATTTATAATATTTAATATCAATCTGCGCACGGGCTTTTGCTTCATTTTCAGTTAGATATCCTTCTTCTACTGGTCCTAAATCAACCATTGAGCTTCTCCTCCGTTTTTTTACTATCTGTTTCTATTACCTGTTGTGAGCATGAACCTCCTTCGCCTGCTTTTATCCTTTTCATATGCTTACTAAGTCGCGTCTCCCATTGCTTTTTTGTTGCTATTTTTCGCGTATAAATTAAAAGACGTAAAAAATTAACAACATATCTTCCTTTAATTCTTTCAACAGGCCATCCCCACTTATCTAAAAAATAAAGTTTCATATTATGCCTCCATCTCTATAGTTGTTGTTGATTGGTTTTTAGAATAATAAAGTAATTTTATAATTATTATTTGATTTTCTAAAATTTGTTTAATAGTCGCAGGTCCATCGAAATTACGATCACATTCAATGCTTGATATCATTTTCTCTGTTATTTTGATTGCTTCTTCAATTTCTTTGTATCTAGTCATTTTGTTCTTCCTTTTTAACGGAGGCAACCTTGCCAATTAAGTTTCGCCTCTACACGATATGCGAAATAGATGCACTTTGTTAAACGGTCTTACGGAGAATTGAACTCCGATCTCAAGATCGACAATCTTGCGTGATAAACCATTACACTATAAGACCTTATGGAGCCGGTCAGAATCGAACTGACATCTTCTGCGTGCAAAACAAATATTCTCCCGTTGAAATACGGCCCCGAATGCTATTTTCCTGCGTATCTTTTCGCCCAATAACCTCTAGGCGGTTTTGTTATTCCATATATTTTGCACCATTTTGCTATTGCTACTCCACTAACTCCCAAATCTTTTGCTATTTTTTCTGTAGATTTTTCCCAAACTAATTTCTCTAATTCTTCTTTAGAGGGACGTTCTACTTTTCTTTGGTTAGGTCGAATAGAATTTCTCCAATTTGGATTTAGTTCAGACTTTTTGGGTCCATCTGGTATTCTATATCTTTTGTTCTCTTTGGTAAAAATTTTTTCTTGTTCTATTGTGCTTTCAAATAATGATAAAAGACCGATTATTTCTTCAACATTTCTATGATGTTTGGTATGACACCATGAACATATACATCTTAAATTGTCCCAAGCATTGTTGTGATGATTTTTGTCTGCATGGTGTATGTCTAGCATTTTTTTGTCTTTGTTGTATCCGCATTTTTGACAAGTATAATTCGCCTTTTCAAGAACTCTTTTTTTGCGTCTTTGGTGGCTAAAGGGATTTATGTGTAGTTTTGATTTTTTTGCCAAATATCTATTTTGGCATAACTTGCCACAAAAATAAATGCCAGTTTTACTATTCTTTTTTTGGCCGTTATTCCTGAAAACACTTTCTCCACAATGTGAACACTTTTCTTCAGTATATGTACTGTGCTGTTTTACATAATCAGTATGGCATTTTCTACTACAAAAATGCGTTTTATATATCCTTATTTTTCTTTCAGTTCTTTCAAATTCTTTTTTACATTGGTCACATGTCACTTTCATACCATATTCCTTTATAAAAAGTTTCTATAGTATATTCGTATATTTTTCACACATTCCTTTGGGGTATTTGAACTTTCACCCAAAAGAGGCGTGAACTGCATTATAATCGGAGTGAGAGGATTCGAACCTCCACGATGTCCAGTTCCCAAAACTGGCGGCCAGCCGTTAGCCCACACTCCGTAATATAAACTCTTATTAACTTTTCAAACAACGCAGGGAATTCTCGCGGGAAAACATTTTAAGGAAAGAAAAGAAATGAATCCCGCAAGATATAGATTATATCTGCGCGGGATCAGGTTGGGCATTTGCTGGGGCGTCGAAGAATATAATGTTATTATTCATGGCAAATTTCCAAACCTTGTAAAATTGCGGCTACAGGAGTTGCACCTGCTATCTCGAACTTATGAGGCTCGCATGATTATCTGTTTCACCCAACCGCTATAACATTATAGTCATGATGCTTAAAAAAAGCAATAAAAAAATAAAATTATTTTTTTCGGTTTAGCCATTTAGGAAAATTTTAATATTTTTTTTGTAAAAAGGTTTTTGTTAAAAAAAACGAATATAAATAGATACAGGAGAAAAATTATGGTAGATACTAATTATACAGATTTAGATTTATATTCAAATTCGCCCGCGACGATTGGAAAGCAAGATCAGATGACATATGCTCTTAGGCAGCTATTGGCTGGGCAGGCGGCAACTCAAGGAAGCTTTACGATGGTGGATGAGGGTGTAACGCCATGTGTGGCTGGGGCCGTACAAATCGATTTTAATGATGGATGCGATTATTTTGAATTTTGGTTAGATACTGGGGCTTCAAATGTTCAAGTTTCTTCTAGCGGAGTCGCCAATGCCGGATCTCCTAAATATTGGCCAGCAGCGGGTAGAGTAACGATTCAATTGGCTCAAACAACAGATTTTATAATCGTATTCTTTGATGGAGGAAATTTGAATCTAAATTGGCGTGCCGGGGTATAATACCCAATTATATTTGGAAGAAATAAGATAAAAAGGATAAATATGTTCAACTCCTGGTATAAGAAAGCGATGCCAAAGGTAAAAGATATTAAAAGTAATTTATCTTCTTTGGCTAGTGACCTATATAATATAAGCGGAATCAATAAGTTTTATATCTGGGGATCATATGCTAAAAATAAAGATAAACCTAATTGTGCTATACGAGATCTAGACATAATAGCACAAACTGATTTCGAATACGAAGATTTACTATCTATAACCGATCCATCTACGTTACCTTTTAATCTTAAAAAAGCGCAATTAGAAGAAGAGGGGTTCAATCCAGACGCTTTCCAATTTACTAAAGAGTTTATAAAAATATCGTCTTATAATATCGATCATTGGGCTTCGGCAAAAAAAGGAGAAATAGTTCATTGGGGAGCATTGCTAGAAGATGAAAAAGAGTGGAAAGAGATAAAAGAAGAGGCAGAAAGATACGCTCTACAAGAGACCGGCATCTTAAGAAAAAAAATAGCGCGGGTAGACGAAGAAAAGAAATACAGATGGTGTAATGCTTATGATCATTATTTTAATAAGATATTGTCGAATATACCATTAGGATGGTATGTCTCAACTCACAATATTAAAGATATTAAAAACGATATAATAGAGATTTAGTTATGAATGCTCCAGAGATACCTGATATTTTTGAAAGTTTTACATCGCCTGCTACTTTGCAGGAAACACTTCTTTTGTGGAATTATTTAAATAACTATCTCTCAAGGAATATAGTTTATCATTGGCGAAAAGAATTTTTCGCTTCCGCAGTAACAAATGTAATCATCGCAGATAGCGAAATTGATTCTGCCACAACCTTATTATATGGAACATACGATTTGGCATTAGACTCTTCAGAAGCAAGACGAATTGCTAGATTCTCAAAACATGTTGAGTTATTATTACGACACGCCATTAGGACAATAATCCCCAGAATAAATCAGGATGATGAAGAGAGGCTTGTTGATTTAGAAGATTTTCTAGATTATACGGGCTTTAAGGTTAGCAGTTTTTTTGTTGGCATGTCGGAGTTATTAACTGATGTTAGTTCGGATAATCTATATACAGAAGGGTTTTGGACTTTTGAGACGGACATACTTGATGAAATTTCGTCACCTGTTTCTTATCATTTTGAATTAGATGTCGCTACTGATGTTAATTTTACTAATATTCTATATTCTTTAGATTCAGAATCTAGTCAGACTGGATGGGAGTACCTAAATGCCGATAACATATTTGTGTCTGTCCCGGCCGCCGGTGTTAGTTCAGTCTTTGCGGGATATAGGATAAAATATGAAAGTTCCGCTCTGCAATATTTAACTCGCGGAGAAGAATATTATTTTAGAATTAGGCAAAAGGCTGATTTGATAGATTATAACTACAGCCGTTTTTCGGATATAATATATACATGATTACTCCAGAGATATACCAAGATTATAGCGACTACTTATCCTCTATTATAGAGTCCGAATATATAATTAATGATATAGAGTCGTTAATGTATAATACGTCTTCTTATTTAGCAGCCCCCGTTAATGACCCAACCGTTATAAGTCTAAAAAATGAGATTTCGAGGTCTATCAATAATAATGACGCTGTTTTTATCAATAGATATGCTACCGTAGATAGAGTAATCACAGCATTGCAGCAGAGGATTATTAATAGCTACGGGGACTTAAACGCCTATCTCAAAGATAACGATATCCGGGTTGGATATTATTTCGCTTTATTCTCTGACAGATTGGGTTTTACCATAGATGATGAAAATATAGAATATGTTATATTAGATGCTGGATCTACTTATACTGTTGAGAGTGACGTAAGTATTAAATTTAATTTAATCGGTGGTCTTACAACGGCTACTGTTATAGTTTATGGTAATTCTTTTACTGTAGCGATATCTGACGATCAGTTTGTTTGGGATTTTGGTGGATCGGGAGAATATACATTTTTAAATATTGGAGATTCTATAACAAGAACTGTGGGAGCATATACTTTTTATATAACATGGATGGGTTTTTCTTCTTTTATATTTAATATATATCTTTCTCCTATTTTAAGGAATTATAATCATTGGGTGTTCGCTGATAGTTCGTGCCAGGACGAAGGGGATGATACTGAGCAGATAGCTATTATGGATGCAGCGTTGGCTGCTGGTTACACAGGTGTGTTTTTCGCATTTAGTTGGTGGGCGTTTATTGAGCAGTGGTCGGAGGCTAGTTTGGCTCGCATGACTGCGATACGCGAACACGCACGGGAAATTGGCATGACGTTCGTGTTAGGATGTATGAATCCAAGTAATTACACTGACAACTATTACACCGATGGCGAGTCTGCGGAGGTTATAGCGGAGGGGATGCCTGCGACTGAGATGCGGTTTATCGTGCAAGGTGATGGTTCTATCGTACCAGATCCGAATGATTTGGATATTCGTTTTAATGCAGTCGTTCCAGCCGGAAACACGAATATCGCTGTAGGCGATTCACCCTGGTATGTTGGCGTGTTAGACCCTACAGAACACACTTATGTTCATGTATCATTTCGCGTAAAAGCCAGTGTAGATTATGATGATTCTACTATTCGCGTTACTACTATTGGGTGGCGTACGGTAGACGGCGTTGAATACCCCACATATACCTTCCAAAACTATCAACAGAGCGTTAACGCGGATTGGACAGAAATTAACCTCACATTTAATACTCAGGAATCGGAGAAGATTTATTTTTATATTTCTCCATCAACCTCCGCCACGGTTGGTTCGATTGACTTCGATACATTAGTATTTGCCCCCGCCGGCATAATGAACGTTCTCCGGCGAGATAATACACCTTTTATAATGACCTCAGAAGATGGGCTCACGACGTATACGGAAGGTGTTGATTTTGAGAATGCAGAAGATATTAACATTCGAACCGCAATGCCCTATGGCTCGATATGGCATACTCCTGTCCCTGAAATGAACAAGGTTGGCTCAGCTTTAAGCACAGATGATGTCGTTCTTTGTTCCTACTATCATATCGGTTTTTACAGGGGGGCTTGGCGACCCTGCTATAGTGATACAGTTTATAGAGCTAGGCTGTCAACCATTATGACAGAGCTGCGTAATCAATGGGATCCGGATGAGTACTCTATCATGGCAGATGAGATCCGTTTGTCCGGCTGGGATCCAGCCTGTACGAGCCTTGGGACACAGGGACAGCAATTGGCTGATTTTATTGCTAGTATTTTTAATATTATACAATTGTCTGATCCATCTAAAACTGTTTCCACATGGAGCGACTCTTTCGATCCGTACCATAACGCGAGAGCGGTTGGTGCGTGGTACATGAATCCTGGTTCGTTTTATGGTTCTTGGCTCGGTCTTGATGCATCTATGAAAATAATAAACTGGAACAGACAAAAACAAGTTGTGGATGAGGATGATAATCTAGACGCTGGAGGTTTACCTCGATGGGAGCGTGCTATTCAGTTTTTCCGAGGTATTGGTCACAGGCAAATATTAGCAGGTTTTTATGACTCGCTTGATACTGATTTTGAGGAGGAATGGGTGGCTTACGCACAACCTTATAACTATGATGGGGCGATGTATTCGACATTTCTCCCAAAAGATTATACACAACTGGTTGCCTATTTAAATGCCGTAAGAAAAGAAGAGGCATAATTTGTTTCGGGGTCTAACGAAAGGACAACAATGCCGAGAAAAAAATATACAAATATCTCTGATATCATCTCTCAGATGAAAAGTGACATGGAAAATGAGACTACCGATATAGGTAAAAAAAAATATATTCCAGATATAATAACTTTTTGCAATAGCCCTGATTATCTTAATTTATTAGAGCGAGGTATAATATTACGACCATTTCAAGAAATAATTTTAAAGATATTCTATAGAGGGTCTGTTGGCAATGAACATATATCATTAACAAAAGAAGAGATTAAACTGTGTAAGGATCACGGTTTATTTGATGGTGATCGAGGGGATGCATTAAATAAATATTATGATAACAATATTTTTAGAGAACTTGTTCTGGTTTGGGGAAGACGAGCTGGAAAAGACTTCGTCGGGTCTCTAATTGCGACATATGAAGCAATGAAGTTGTTAGAATGTCCCGGTGGTGATCCATATGCCGTTTATGGTATTTCTTCTGCCGCTACAATTAATATTCTAACAGTCGCAACAGCAAAAGACCAGGCGGATACAGCATTTAAAGAAATTAAAGATAGAATATTAGGAAGCAGATATTTTAAAGATAAGATGATGCCAGAAGGTTTGGAAACATCTAAAATATATCTTTTGACTCAAAGTGATAGAATAGAAAATAAAGATTTACTCGAACGAAAATTAATGCCTAAAAAGGGATCTATATTGATAGAGGTTGGGCATAGCAACTCTGACTCACTTTTGGGTAAGGGTGTATTTGTTTTGATTCTTGACGAAGTTGCATCTTATAAAAAAACTGGCGGATCTTCATCTGGCGAGCGTATTTATACGAGCATGTCTCCCTCTCTTAACACATATAAAAGAGTTGTAAAGGTTTTAGACGCAAATGGCGTTGAAGTCTTGGGTGATGATGGTGAGCCTAAAACTAGAATAGTATATGATAGTAAGATTATTAGTATCTCTTCTCCCAGAGGTGAGGACGGTATTTTTTATGAAATTTATAAAGAAGCCCCAAAAGTAGAATCTCGTTTAGCCTGTAGATTGCCGACATGGGCTGTTGTTCCAGAACTAACAGAGGAATCTTTAAGAGAGACTAATAGCCATATGACAGAGGTTCAGTTTATGATGGAATTCGGGGCTGAATTCTCTGGAATGGGTGGAGAGAACTTCTTCCCAAGGCATTGTGTGGAAGACTGTTTTAAGCCTGGCCACAAGATAGAGAAAATGGGGAAAGCGGGAGTCGTTTATTTTGCCCATTTAGACCCCGCGACTTCCAGCCACAACTACTCCTTGGTTGTAGTTCATAGAGAAGTGTTTTTTAATAAAAAAACATCTAAAAATGATTTTAACATTGTAGTTGACCATATTAAACATTGGCATCCTACGCCGGATCAGCCCATTAACACTGAGGTTATTGATGATTATGTTATTGGGTTACGCAAGAAATTCTATTTTGGGGTTATTACTTATGATATCTGGAATAGTACAGCCAGCATTAATAAACTGAGAAAATTTGGTATTCCCGCAAAATGCACTCATTATAGCAAAAAATATAAAATGACTATATATGATGAATTATATAATTTGGTCATTTCTGGGAGATTAAAAATCCCTCCTTATGCGTTATTGAGAGATGAGATGTTTAATCTTCAAAGAAAGTTTATGCCTCCTTCTGGTTATTCTGTTTTCCCGAAAAGGGAAGGAGAAGTCTCGACGGACGATGTAGTTGACAGTCTCGCCGGTGCCTGTTATAACTCGATTTCTTTTGCTGTTAAAAGACTACCGAATGGTCAAGTTATAGATATGGGAACAGCGGGTAGCGTTAATAGTAGAATGTGGAACTCTATGAGCGGGCCTATAGGCTATGGCACAGGACAACAAGTATCCCAAAATCTAGAAAGACTCAATTCCTGGCCCAATAGTAGAAGAAGATAGATTTTAAAATGAAAAAATAAAAGGTAATTGGCGAGAATGGTATAAGTTAAATTAACTAAATGCAGGAGAATTGTAATGGTTCAAAAATTTAATCTAAAAAAAATGTCTAGTTCGAAAGATCTTGTCGCTTTAGAAAAACAGATTATTAACAAAAATAAAGAATTTGGAACAGAGTCAATTGATGATTCTGGTAGTTATGCTTATCGTCTTAAGGCCGGTCACAAAGATCCTGCCGGAGATGCTCTTTATGAGTCTATACTAGCAGATGTTCGCACTTCTAAGGATGATGTGGGAATAACTGAAGCAGAAATGAATAAAAGCGACATTAAACCTATTAATGGCATGGATGTTAGAAGTGATAAGATGAATAAAACCCCACTAATGGACTATAGTATAGAAAATGATAATAAATTAGCAGAAAAAATTAAATCAGAGAATAACAAGGAAGAAAGAGATACTAGTTTTTGGGATAAGGGAGTTGGTTCTCAAATGCTGGGAGAAAAGACAGTTATCGTCAGCAATGATAGTAAAAGTCAACTTGTATCTAATTATAAGACTAGAGAAGAGTTTGAGAAAGTTAATAAAATGGCAGCATCTACTCTGTCTCAATTAAAAGATGCTGACGCCTTATTATATTCGATTTTTAGAAAGGCTTCTGATCAACGCCGCGAATTAACGAAGAAAGAGGAGCAGATAGTTTTAGACATCAACTCTGGAAAAATAAGAATATTAGGACAATTTGATCCTACTAAAGATTTCGATCCACAGAGACTAGACCAGGATTTAAAATCTGAACAGGATGAATTATCAGCGGAAGATAAAGAGGAAGAATTAGAGGAGCTTCGGGCTATAGATAAGGCTCTGGGCGACAAATTCTAATCATAAAGGCTAGTGATGGCTAATTTTTATAAAAAAATAAAATTATCTTTTCGCGGAAATATTCCCATGATGAACGATTTAGATGAGGCTCTTAAAGATCCATATCGTTTGCATGACGGTGGAATAGATTTGGAGTTAAATAAGCCCGGAGATAATTCTACAAGCGGTTATGGTGTAGACTATTATACTACTAGTCAACCTCCCACATCATCTATTAAACCAGAATATGCGACTCGTAATAAATGGAATGGTGATTTTGATGGCGAAGATCCAGATCAAAATGACGAGAAGCCTGCTATGCAGTCTGGAGACGGACTGTATGACACGGATAGCCCAATCGGTAGGCCACAAGAGACTCAAAGACAAATTCAAGATGATAGAGATAATACGGCAATCGGTCCTTTTAATCAATCTACTGTAAACAAAACTGTTGATTTTTTCGATAAGATAAGAAGAAGGCTTAGAAATTAAGGAGAAAATATGTCTACGAAATTTAAAGTTAACAGGGATTTAAGAGGCGAACTTACTCTACCAACGCTTGAGCATAAAATGTTAACAAGCAACAGTGTAATTCATTTAAGTGATGACCAGTTAAAAAATCCGCATATCAGAATGGCTATTCGGTCTGGAACGCTAATAATCGATAGCCCGGTAGAGGAAGTCGTAGAGGAAGTAGTAGAAATGGAAAAAGAAGAGATGGCGGAAAAAGTAGTAGAAGTAAAAGAAACTGTTAAAAAAAAGCGCGGAAGAAAGAAAAAGATAGCAAAAGAAGAAGATGTTGTAGAAAAAATAACAGAAGTTGAGCCAGAGGCTGAAGAAGTAGACGAGGCGGAAATAGCTATAGATTTGGAAGAAAATCGTCTAAATGAACCAAAGACTAATATGTCTGCATGGAATCCCGAAAGCGGAGAGATGATTAATAAAGAAGATAGTATGAAAAAGGTTTTGTCAGATCTAAACGGTGTAGATATGACCGTCCAATCATCGTCAAAAGATGAGGCCGTGGATTTTGAAAAGGAAATTGACAAAACTACTGATGCTTTAAAAAAGAGTTTTAAAAAGAAAATACCTACGATAAATAGCCCTACAACAAAGAAATTCAGCAAGTCTAAAAGGCTTAAACCTATTGGGAAAAAGAGAGATTTATCTAATATGATCGGAGATGAATTTTTATCTAATGAGGGAAGCCTAGTTGATGAAGGAGATCTTTCATTTGTAGATGTGGAACAAGATAGAGAAAGAGCATCGTCACGTTTACCCTTAAAAGAAACACAGTAAATGAAAATAATATTTTCTAAAAATAAAAAAAAGAAAAAAGAAACAAAAAATAAAAAGTTTCTTAAAAGATATTGGACGGTCTTGGAACCAAAAAGCTACGTTGAGCTGATGGTGGCCCAGTCAATAAAAGAGCAGATCAAAAAAGCTAGTAAACAGAATAAAGAGGTCAAGCTGTTTGGAGTTTTAAAACAACAAGACGATGGATTTGTCTATGTTAAAATCGATGATGATTTTATCGATGGAATATTTCCTTTGCTAGATGATGCTAATATAAAAAAGCCTCCCTATTTTGATAAAGATGGAATAGGGGCTCATATAAGCGCAATAACGAAAGACGAAATAGAGGATAACAAGATAAAAAAAATAAAAGAAATTGGCAGAGAAATACCTTTTACTTTTAAAGAGGTATACTCTACCAATCCTCAAGGATGGGACGAAATGAGCCGGGTCTGGTTCGTTGCAGTAGATATTCCCGAATTAGTCAAAATTAGAAAAAATTACGGATTACCCGAAACATATGAGGATAAGGGGCATGAGTTTCATATTACTGTGGCTGTGAGAGAGAGCAAATGAATAATAGGGAATTGCTAATAAAAGAACTTGATAAGTATGGTATTGCTGTTATGGGCGACACCGAGTGCTCTTTTTCTATTGGCAATCGGAAATTCAAGTCTAAGATAACCAGCAAGATATATCTATTAAAAAAAGATCATATCTCTAATACTAAAATAATTAGACATCTACTCCTAGAAGTAGCAAACTTATTAAACTTTAATAAACCCGTGTCGATGGGGAATAGCGTAGTTATCAACGATAAAAACTTGAACATCGCCATAGATGCATTATACGGCATTTGGGATCTTATAAAATTATTGGATTATTGTCAAGATTATAAGGAATTTATAAAGAAACACGATATCTGCTCTATCTTTAGAAAAGTTTTTGACAAAGATATATTACATTTTTCGTATGAGATAATGAATTGTATATCGAATTATAGAATAGCTCTAGATTGGATTTATAGATCAAATAAAAAAATAGAATATATTGCGTCTCTTCTCTCTCTACTATTAGATGGAAAAGATAAGATTGATAATGTTGTAATTAAAGTTGCAAAGGGAATTCAGGGGCCGTGGGGGAACTTAGACCTCCCTATGGAAGAACGCGTTTTTAATTGGGATGAGGTTTCTGGAGAAACTTATGGAAGAGACAGAGATAAGAGGATGCAACAGAGATATTTGATGGGGTATGATACTTATAACAAATCCGGTAAAGTCGGAGAAGGCTTTTATTGGAGAGAATTAAGAAATGAACCTTTTTCTTGGAAGGATAGGTATGAGGATAGTCCGTATCCTCAATTAAATCCTGGGACTTGGAGATAATCATGCGCAAGTTTACACAATTTTCATTAGTAGATTTTTTAACTAAAATCTTGCCTCAAGATTTTAAACCCAGAAACGACATTCTAGACCCGAAATCCGTTCAGGTTCTATATAATATTTGGAAAAATCCGAATAATAAAATTGGTAATAAAGTTTATAAACAACCAAAAAATATCTCTCAAGGTGACCTCGATAGTCTCATTTCATATGGGCTCATGCAGCGTGCTGCTAATGGCTTCAAAATAACAAATAAGGGCTCTAATATCATAAAAACTATGATATTGGGAGATGATCGGTCTTCGTATGAAGACGGCAGAGATCTGGATTATACAACTGCTTCTAAGAATACAAAACGGTTAAAAAAGAAAAATAAAAAAACAGACAACCTGTGGTGGAAAAATATAGATGGAAAATAAGGTTCTTATTTTAGTACATAAACAAAAGCCTATAAAACCCAAAAAGAATAAAGATGATATAACTTGGTATGATCCATTTTATAAATCTTTATTAACTTTTGAGGGAATAGGCTTAAAATTTATTGTTAGAAAAGAAGAGTATATAGAGACAGATGATGGCCCGCTATCTATAGATGATGCTGTTAAAATTGTTCGAGAACATAACGCAAAAAACAGAAAATGGATTTCTGACTATCAATCTAAAAAAATAATAAATGATAATTGCAATGTTTTAACAAAATATAGATTGTATCCAGAAGTGGTGAGAGGTAAGTTCGATAACCCGACAATTATTAATCTTAATAAGTGGTTTGACACTTATAAAAATTATAATAACTCATCAGTAGAGATTAGAGAAGATTTTGAAGATAATATAATTTTTGAAGGTAAAAGAAATGATATACAGAGTTTTTGTGATTCGTTAAATGATGACCGTTTGGTTTATGAGATAATATAATGTTATATGTAGAGATAGCGGATACTCCTGATTTGTGGCGACAAGGGCTAATGTTTAGAGAACATTTGCCCAAGAATGCTGGTATGCTTTTTAAATTTGATAACCCTCAAGTTTTAAAGTTTTGGGGGATGAATACTTATATTCCTTTAGATATAGCATTTGTTAATGAAAATAATAGAATAATAAAAATTGATAGAATAAAAAAGATGTCTTTCTCCGGAGTTTCTAGCGATGATAAGTCCGTTATCGCAATTGAAGCTAATGATGGTTTTTTCAGAGATAATGAAATAAAAGTTGGAGATGTCATAGAATTAAAGGAAGATGATGGTAATTTTTCAGTTAAGTTTATAAAAAATGAAAAAAATTATAAGTAAAAATTTGAATAAATTTATCATCTCTCAACAGGTAGAGAATTATTTTAATTTAGATGATACTTATGATGATATGTTAGATATCAATAACGAATTAGATGAGACAATGAATGAAGAATTAATGACAATTACTCCAGAGAATCTGGAGGAGATGCAGGAAAATGAAATAGAGGAAGATGAAACTCTTAATGAAGATCCGACCGCCATAGAACCTGAAGGATATCCTGAATTCGGAACACTGTTCCAAGCAATACGCTGGGCAAAACAGAATAATGAAACAATAAGAATTAATTATAGAACATTACATGGAACTAATATTATAAGAGATGTCGAGCCACATGGAGATTTTTATGCGAAGACTACCCATAGAAGAAATATTGCAGTTTGGGATCAAACTATTGGAGGAATAAGAACATATATCTTAGAAAATATAACACACGATGCTAATTTTCCGGATGGATATAAGTTCACTGGTGAAAAATTTTCGCCCAAATTTAATTTTTCTAAAGGAAGAAAAAATTTGAAAAGAAGGTTAAGACGTAGAAAAAATAGAAAGTTAAGAAATAAATATATTTAATAAGGACTGTCCAATGGAAACAATTAAAGCTCTAGCTAATTTATCTGAAAGATTAGACAAGTCTGGCCTGGAATCATATGCAGATCAGATAGATAAGACTGCTAAGTCTATAAACAAAATTGTCAAAGCCCAATTTGAAGGCGGGCTTGGGTACGCTATTCGTAACTCCCGTTGTTGGGAAAAATGTTACCGTGAAAATAGGGTTAAAAAGCCTGGTACGTCTGCTCAAGATATCGTTCTTTCTTGCTGGGAAGAGTATAATAAGTCTATTAACGATAATGATAGCAGTTGGGATAAATACGCAGATATAGATACTCCAATAGTTAAAACCGCAAATAAAGAATTATCAGATAAAATAGTTGATTTGGTTAAATCTGGAGCGACAGTTACTGAAGCTTTTTCTACTATAGACGCGAATGAACGCTATAAGTTAACGACCGCTTTGATCGAAAAAGCAGATGATCTTCTAAAAATATCCGCCAAATTAGTAAAGATGGATAAAAAAGCATCTAATGAGTTGCTGATTATTTCGCATAATCTTATTAAAGAGGCTGGTTTTTGGGGCGGTCTTATGGGGAAAAATGAGTTTTATAAGCAAAGTTTAAATATCTTTAAGGAAGATGCAAATTTAATTAAACAACGTCTACAAGAAGTTATTAGCAATCCTCAAGAAGCCTTAAAGCAAACCAGAAATATTGGAAATCTCTTTCAGAGTATCGTAAATAATCTAAATAAATTACAGCAATGGAGCGGTCTTGGCTCGCGGGCTATCAGACCATTCGTTACGCAGGCCGAAAAATCTTTACTTACATTCCGTAATGCTTTCTTAACGGTTAAGGAAGCGAATCAAGCAGTTCAAATTGCTACTCAAGCAACGGCTGCTTTAGATGCCTTATTGCAGCAAGAAGGCTTGGTTGAACAAAAAGCAGAAGAAGAGACTCAACAGCAAACAGAACAACAGCCTGGGCAACAAGGGCAACAGCAGGATATCATGGAAGTAATCCAATCTGCTGACGAGTCTAAGCTATCTGAGATTGTTAATAATATTATGAGCAATCCTGACGGCCTTGCAGCCGCAAGACAGTGGTTCATAAGTACACTACAGCCAGCCAGATCAGCACCTTATAATCTTAAAAATTATAAAATGTCTCAAGTAGGTGCAGTCCAACAAGATCCACAACAAACTCCACAACAAACTCTTCCTGAGATAAGCCCGCAGATGGTTCCTCAAATTATGGCTGCTGTTGCGAATAAATTTGGTCCCAAATTTAATCAATGGTTTAGCACTGCTTTCGAATCAGTGCTAGGCTTACAACCAGCGGCAGCGCAACCTGCCCCTCAAGCAGAGGAACAAATGGGAATGGACCAGGCTATACAATTATTAGACGCTTTTGCCAATAAAGCATTAAAAATGTCTAATAGTTTGCCTGACAACTTAAAAAAATCATTTATGAGCAAAGTCAACGCTATTAGAAAAGTTCACCAAATGGTCCAATCGATAGAAGGAGTTATGGCTCAGATTGAGGCCGCTCAAGCAAAAGTTCAGAGCAAAAAGCCAATGATGGGATATTATGATCAACAAGGGGCGGCAGGAGAAGCGGTTCCCGGCAGCGGAATAATAGGAACCCCACAATAATTTCGGAATAAATAAATAAAAATAAAAGGATTTTCGATAAGAATATATTATTACTTAGAATAGGACTGTATTTCAAAAAATACATAAGGAGTTAAAGAATGGCTATTAAGTTTATGACAAACACAGTTAAAGTAGGAAAAGGAAAGAGTTTTGCTGATCTCGTTAACGAGAAGATGAGTAAAACCGCTGCTAAAGATGAGGTCGTTAAAACCGCCGCCATCGAAGATGCTGACGACGAAACTGACGATGACGTTGAAGAAGTCGAAGACGAAACTGTAGAGGCGTCAGGCAAAAAGACTGTAAAAGTAGCAGAAGAGACGGAAGAGGAAGAGGCAGAAGAAAAGAAGGCCAAACCAACTGCTACTAAAGCAAAAGGTTCGGCTGGCGAAGCTGCTACAAGCGGTCAGCTTAAGGACGAGCCTAATCATCAGAAGGGTGAAAGTGTAAAGCCTTCTGCTGTTACTTGTGAGAACAAGAAAACAGAGGCTAAAACTTCCCCAGTCTATGTTAAGGTCGCTAAGCTAGATGCCAAAACAAGGACGATGTTGAAGTCTTACTGGAGCAACCTGTATCCGGCAGAGTTCGTTGAAGCTATGTTGACTGATCAGTAAGCTGATTTTATAGAATAATAAGGAGCTGGATATGGCTATTGTACCTAGCGGGACAAGAAAATTGATGGTTGCTCAGGCTTTCGGTCAGCAACCAGCATTTAATCCCCAATTAGAGAATATGAACATGGATAAGCCGATGTCATCGACAGATGATGCGTCCGGTTCTTTTCTACCTAAAGGTCTTTTTGATAATAAAGAGGACAACGATGGGGGTTCTTCACCAGATATCACCGAATATATCTTTAAGAAATTAGAGAGCTTTGGGTATCCACCTCGTCGTCTAGAACAGTTTGAGAATAAGTTTGTGGATGAAAAACTTTATCCAGGTGGTATTCGCGAACTTTCTATAACTTTACCTGATAGGTACTATGCAAAAAGAAAAAGACTAGCAGATAAAGATGTAGCTTCTATAGTAAAAGAGATGCAAGACCAGTTCCAGCTAAATTTTGTTGATGCCGAGAGAAAAGATAAAAATTTGAAAATGAATTTTACTTCTCAAACTCAAAAAGATGAGAACGAAGAAGAGGTTATGGCAGGAGATGTTTTAGACGATGTATATGGTGGTGGAGAAGGTCCATCCAAACAAAAAAAGAATAAGAAAGCCTCAACGATAAATGAACTTCTAAAGCATAATAAAGAAGATCTTTTTCAGACAATGCTTTCTATTTTGAAGGGAAAATAATAATAATGATACAAAAAATGTCAGATCAAGGAAAAATACAGTTTACAAAAAAAGAAACTGATGTAGCTCCTGTTGAAGCCGCTAAAGGTAATTTACCAAAAAACACAAACACTTTTGAAGACCAAAAATCTAAAAAATTGGATAATTCAGAAGTTATTAATTCTGTTAGGTCGGCAAATTCTGTATTAAATGCAGGTGGTGGGTCTATTAGAGACGAAGGTGGACCTAGAAAATATATTGGATCAGAAACTCAAAATAGCATTTGGGATACAGATGTCGTAGAGAAATTGTCAGGGACACTAAGTAATAAAGAAAAAACAGATGCGGAGAAAGAAAATAGACAGGCTATGAGAAAAAGTGTTCGTCAAGAATCGTTAGACAATATGACGGAAGCTTTATCGCAGACAGATACAAGAAAGGCTTCAGATGTAAGCAGTCTTAGCGAGAGGGAATCTGTAAATTATAGAAAACCTGTCAGTAATAATTTAAGTATTTTCGATAGTAATGTCTTTGATAATATGCCAGAAAAAACGGCAGGCGAAATAATGGCAGATAATGTCAGAGCAGAAAAAGAAGCGGATACCAGTTGGAGAAATAACAAAGGAACATTTAAGAGTAAAGACGTTGTAAACAGACTATTTAATGATTTAATGAAAGATAGTAAATAAATGAAAAAAGCACAAAATCAAAATCAAGGAACGCTAGACCAGTTGGAGGCGATTCAAGCAGAGATTCTTGATTTGGCCGCTCAAGGCATTCAAGTTCCTGATAATATTAAATTATTAAACGACCCAGAGCAGTCCCATGCATGGCTGGAAGAGATTAATAATACGGCTGATGAAAATCAGAAGGCGATGGCAAATATAACAGAACTGACAGGACAAGAATATACTAAACAATTGAACGAAATGACTCAATTACAAGGTATTAAAACAAAGATAGAGGCTAATATGAAACCCTTTAACCTAAAAAAAGCTCAGCAAATGATATCTCCAGAGGAGGGACTAGAAACTCCTATGGACGATTTTGATACTCCTACAGATTATATTGAAGAACCAACAGAAGACATTGACATGTCTTTGGCTGATCTACAATTATCTAGTGTAGATGCTCTTATAGATAATTTCTTAGATATTTCAGACTATGTAACAGCTAGATCTCAAATTCTAGAAAATGTTCCAACTGAAATCGGTAGCACATTAGATGAGATTTTAAAAACGTATTATGAGACTGATTGGGATCTGGTTGATGACCCGAGAACGAAACAAATAGAAATGGTTCTTCCTATTTGGGAACATTTGAATCCTTCTGTAAAGGCAGAAACTGCACAGTCAGGGGTTATCGAAAATGCCCCTTATAGCGTTGTATCTTTTATAAATAATGTAACAGACAGTATTAAAAAATTAGCAGAGAATGACTCTAAGAAAAATAAAAGTTCTACTTTTAACCTTAAGAAGCAGGCTCAAGCCAAAACTACTGAAAATGTTATGATGTATGGCCCATCTGAGAAGAGATTTGATGCCTTCCTGCGTCAACCTATTTCAGATTGGCATATAACAGAAAGAAACAAAGGCTTCGGTCTTGTTGTTGATGATGTTTGGAATATCGACTGGGAAGCTATTTGGCGCGGAACGATCATGGATAAGTATTCCAAACCCTACAGAGATACGAAAACAGGCGAATGGATTGGCGGATATATTCAAAAACGCTTTGAGGTCGATAAGTGGATTCCGGAAGGAAATAATCTACAACTTCTTCCTGGCCAAAAAAGAAAAGCCTATTTACCAGAAACTCGTAGCACGGAAGCGCGTTTAGAAGCTATGAGGGAAAAAGAAGGTAAGGCTCGTGGGTATGAACCTGTAACCGAAGGCAAGCCTTTTAATTGGAAAGAAGCACAATCTAAAAAGAAAAAAGAGAAACTGGCTCAATTCCAAACACAAAATTACGCAAACGAGTATTATGAGGATATACAACACTTAGCTCAAGAAGCTGCCAAAGCAGGCTCTGATTCTTCTATTATTGCCGCCTCATATGTAAATGAGGGGAAATTTAGTCCTGAAGATATTATGTTTACTATCGGAGGATACGCAAAAGAAGATTTTGATGAGGAATATGGGCGTCCAGGAGCTATAGAGCCTTCCTATCGCAAGCCTATGGACCTCGATAAGCAGATATGGCAAGCTGCGATTAGGAAAGTCGGCGAAGATATAGACGCTGAAGTAGAGAAGCTGTATGATGCTGACGAACCGCCCTTAACGGCATCTTCTAAAAAAAAAAGATAGTAGTCGCTGATCTCCCGGCTAAAGATAGGGCTCCTAAAGGCGGTAAATGGCTTGAGGGCGATCCTATTACAACAATGGAGGTTTGCTCTGTTTGCAACTCTAGAGTCGCTCCAGGCTCGACCAAATGCCCTAATTGCAATTCTAATATGATAAACAATTTAGGTGTTCAATATAAGAGAAAAGATCAACGGGGCGTTTCTCAACAACCTGGGACACAAGATATGTATGTTGCGGCTCAAGGTATGCCTTTGCTACCAGAAATGCAATCCCCTATGATGCCTGGAGTAGATGATGCTTTGGCTGTAGGGCCAGAAGATAAAGAAGATAAAGAAGATAAAGAAGATAAAGAGATTAAAAAAGAGCAAAAAAAGAAAAGAGAAAGAATCCATCGTAGCGAAGAAATAAAAATGATGAGCGATCCTGACGAGGATAATTCCGATAGCAATATAGATGAAGTTCAGCAGTCTATGGATGATCTCTCTTATGACAGATAATATTAAGGATATATAAATGCCACTAAAATTCTCCATACCAAATAAAGCTACGCAGGATAAGATATCAAATTCCAATAACATAGTAAAAACTGGGAATTCTGATAAAACTCATTATTCTAGCAGTGTTACTGCTAATCTGCCTATTACTAAAAATGCTCAATTCGCAGGCTCAGCCGCGAATGTGACTATGGCTCAACCAATGTTCTTCTCTCCACTGCATACTCCGCAGAATTGGCAAATCGCTTCAAAAAGAAGAGAAGTATATATGTGGTGTTTAGTCCCTGAAACGTTAATACTTATGAGCGATGGGACATCAAAACCGATATCTGAAGTGAATGTCGGAGATTGTGTTATTAGTCATACTGGACAGTCGAGAAAAGTAATAGATAAGGGGAAAAGATATGTTAATGAAGATATTTATCGCATATCTTCTTGTGGGTTAAAAAGAAAGATTAATATAACAGGAAATCATAAGATATTACATTTATCAAAAGAGAATATAAAAGAACTTGTTGGTTGTTCAAAAAGTAAAATTGCCTCTTCTGAACTCATAAATCAATTTGCAGAGTATGATAATCAACCTAAAGATATAGATTGGACTCCTTCATCAAAAATTGAAGTTGGGGATTATCTTTTTACACCGATAGTTAAGGTTGAGGAGAATAAAGATATTTTACTAAATCAAGATATTTGCTTTTTACTTGGTCTGTACGCTGCTGAAGGCTGCATTGCTTGGTATGAATATAAAGACACTAAACGACCCAAAGGAATACGCCTAACAATATCTAAAACAGAAGAAAATGTAATAAAAAAATTAAAAGAAATAGTTAATAAATATTATAATTGTAAAATTAATATATATCCCAATAGAGGGATAAATGGAATAAATAATTCTTGGGATATTCATATCTATAACAAGAGTCTTGCCGACCTGTGCTATTCTTTTGTGGGGCATGGAGCGAGAAATAAAAAATTAAATGATAATTTGATTCGACTTCCCCTAGATAGTATTTCATCATTTCTAACAGGACTATTTACTGGCGACGGACATGTTAATAAAAAATGGGGGTACTTGGAACTTGTCTCTGCTAGCAAAGATATGTCTCAACAAATTTGTTTTCTTTGTATGAGACTTGGTATAGAATTTAAATTATACGATCAAGTAACAAAAGATGATATTACACATTATCATATTTTATTGCCAAAAGGGGCTTGCGAAAAGAATAAAATAGAAAAAATTAAAGATAAAGAAAATCTTAAAACGAAAAATGGTAATTTTAAAGGTGTAAGAAAAATAGATGAAAATTATATAGCTAGAAAAATACAAGATGTATATACGGTCCCTTATAGCGGGTTTGTATATAATATCGAAATTGACCAAGATAATAGCTATATTGCTGAAAATATTGTAGTAAAAAATAGTCGTTTCTACTACGAAAATGAGCCAAAAATCGCCGCTGGCGTCGATTTTTATTCGAACTTTTCCATGAATGGCTTCACTTTAGAATGCTCTAATAAGAAAGTTCTTAAGTACTATGAAAGATTAGTTAAAGACTTAAAATTAAATCATTGGCTTAAATTGATAAGTCATGAGTATTTCATGATTGGAGATGTATTCCCCTTTACCGAAATCCAGTGTGGCGTTTGTAATGGGACAAATGTTAAATCAGATGGAGAACCCTGCAATCACCCCGGAGGAACAATAAAACGACTTGTTGTTTTAAACCCAGATTGGATAGAAGTTCAAAGCAATGTTTTAGCGAGCGAGCCCAGTATAACATTAGTTCCTGATGAAGAATTGAGACAAATAGTTTCTAAAAAAGATCCAATACAAATATATCGCAGATTGCCTAAAAGACTTATAGATATGGTGTCGAATGGAAGACCAATACCTCTATCAAATAGATGTGTTAGCCATATTAAACACAATGCTAGTCCATATGGGATCTATGGAACGTCTCTACTTAGAAGATTATTCACTATATTAGCATATAAAACAAAATTAATGACAGCTAACTGGATCGTCGCTGAAAGACTTATTCTGCCAGTTAGAGTTATTAAAATCGGAGATAAAGAGCGTCCAGCTACAGCAGCAGATATTATGGATGTCTCTAACCAAATCACTGCTGTTGCAAATGATCCAAACTTGACCCTAGTTACCCACCACGCTTTTGACTATGAATGGTACGGGGCCTGTAACTCCAGTGATACTAAGGCTTTATGTAAATCTGGAGGATGGAAAAATTACTGGGATATAGAAGAAAATGACGAAATTATGGTCTTTGATCCAGACTCTAATGAAATGAGATATGAGGAACCTGAGGCTTTGCATGTATATGATTTCGATAATTATATGGTAGAGTTTAAGGGTAATAAAATAGATATGTGCGTAACTCCTAATCACAAAATGTTAGGATATAAGCGTGACAAAAAAACAGCTTATACAATGGAAGCTCGTAAGTTTGCTAAGATTGCGGGTCATGGAGACAGTTATGTTCGATGCGTAGCAGATTATATTTCTGATCAAGATATAGAGTCTGTTCATATTGCGGGACATGATGTAGATATAGAACCATTTCTTAAATTTGCTGGATATTATGTTGCAGAAGGATATTCTATATTTGATAAAGATAAAAGAGCGTATAGGCTTTCATTTTCTCAATGTCCTGAAAAAAATGCTGACATTTGTGATGAAATAGATCAAATTATGGGAAAATTGGGGATTAAATATCATAAATATGCTTATGAGGGAAGAGTAACAACTTGGGACATTTTAATAAAAGAAGTGGTAAAGGTTCTTAAGGAATGGTTTGGAACAAATTCTAATAATAAAAAAATACCTCAATTTATTAAAAATTTGCCTCCAGAAAAATTAAAAATATTTATAGATTCTTATTGCAATGGAGATGCAAGTAGATATTTTTATAAAACGACAGAGGCTGTTCAGTGCGGGACCGATTCTGAGCATTTAGCTAACGATCTTGTAGAAATAATGTTTAAGGCTGGTTATTCTCCTGTATTAAGTCCTTACAAAAAAGATAAACAATTTGTTGTAAATTGTAATTTAACTAATACCGGGAAGGGGAGGTTCCCTCGTATTAAACAGGAACATATTAAATCTAAATATTATAAAGGCAAGGTTTGGTGCTATACAACTTCTACTGGCTTCTTCGTTACAATGAGAAACGGAAGAGTTGCGATACAGGGCAACACCGGCAAAATACACAACATTACTGCCGAACTTGAACAAATCGGCAAAGAAATTCTTGATGGATTGATGCTTAATCAAGCTTTATTGAACGGAGAAATGAGCTGTCATGACGAAGAAACACTGACGCTAACAGATGATGGTTTTAAAAATCATTTTGACATAGATGAAAATGATAAAATCGCTTGTTATAATCCTGAAACAAAAATGTTAGAATATCATAATTTTATCAATAAAAACGTATATGACTATTCTGGAAAAATGATAAAATTTAAAACTGATAAAATTGATA